AAACAAGAAGCATTGAGAAGCTAAAGAAATTCTCAGTAGTGAGCATCGTTCTGACAAGCGCAATGTACATAGTCAACGGGATTTTTAGCAAAATGGCAGGGGGATAGTATCAGTGTTGCCACTTCCCCTATCCCCTTTGTTCGCTGTTTTTTTATTCGTTTTATCTGGCTTCAAGCCTGTTTTTTATGGTAATGGTTCTCCTATTTGCGGTACAAATATCGGTAGGAATATCGGTATAGGAGGTTTTCAATGAAATTATTTGTCCTGGCGATGCTGATTGTGTTTGTCATGTCCGGCGTATGCTTGGCAGGTTTTTTTGACAGCGCATCCGATAAAATTAACGAAAAGGTTGATAAACAAGCCGACAAACTAATGACTAAGGTTATCGCTGGCCTAGAGAAAGGATTCGACTGGATTGTTAAGAAAATTTTGGGCTTTATTTATTGGGTGGTTCAAACGCTTGCTGTTGTATCGATTGGTTGGCTGCTGTCGTTGCTGTGCGATCATGATAGCCGGAAAGCTGTGAGAATTTTGGTCATCCTGTGCGCGGTATCGCTAACCATTGATAAGTTGCGTAGTCTGATTAATTAATATAAAGGAGTGTTTTGAATGGAAAAAATCATACGTTTAGTTAACGAGGTTGCCGAAATGTGTCAGCGCGAAGAAGTTCCATTGCTCTGCATCTATGGCAAAAGCGGTGATATTGAAGTGAAAGAATATGCGCCGGATGAAACACCGGAAATCTACAGCAAGGCGCGAAGTGTGTTGTTTAACTCGACAAAACCGAAGATGCGGACAATGAGAATTCAAGGGTAGGTAATCATAACTAAAAGCAAACTTGGCTTCCAGCGATTTGGTAATCTTCTCATCAAAATCTTGACCATATCTGACAACATTTTGACAACATCAAACCGATTTGACAACAATTTGACAACAATTTGTTGAAATATTTATTAGCATTTGTTAACTAAAAGTAGCCAAATGGAATTATGGTAAATGGCGTAGTTGTTGGAGAAGTGCCGTTTATCCTTGATTTTACTGGTATCTTTTGCTACCTTGCAACGGACTTCTAATCCGTTGGTCGTACGTTCGAATCGTACCAGGCGCGCCACAGTAACCACAAGGCTTCAAGAGCAATCTTGGAGCCTATTTTGTTGTCAAATCCGTTGCTGTTTGACAACAATTTGACAACATGGAAGTATTTGTATTTTTTATTTGCTTCATTTTTTCTTCCAGCTTATTGGCAATTCCTTGGCGGTCTTTATAAGTTAAGTGGGTGTAGCGTTGTGCTATTTTAGCGGTTGCCCACCCTCCTTGTGCTTGTATTTCGTAAGGATGAAAACCTAACCTGAATAGCATAGTGGCGTGAGTGTGGCGCATGTCGTGAAATCGAACGCTCGGACTCATTCCTGCTTGTAAAGCAAGTTTCTTGAACTGCTTGCTTATTTCATAGTTTGGTATCAGCGAGCCGTCCTCTTGGCAAAATACATAATTGTTGCCCTGATATTTTATTCCGAATTCATCTTTCTGCTTGTCCTGGACTTCTTTATGCGTTTTTAGCGTCTGTGTGGCATCAGAAGGTAGGTCAAGACGACGATAGCTGCTGTTTGTCTTTGGCAGAGCATCAATCGTCCCTTGGCGCGTTTGCATAGTTGCTTCTTCGATAACAATAAACCCTTCGTCTAAATCAACGTTATTCCAACGCAAATTAAGCAATTCGCTTGATCGGCAACCTGTGTACCAAGCAATGACGAAGAATGCATACAATTCATGTTTGCTTGCCAACTCCAAGAATCGTTTCACTTCTTCGTCTTCAAACGGAACTATTTCGCTTTCGTCTAGTTTTGGTTTGTCAAGTGAAGCACAAGGGTTTTTGTCAACGATCTCAAATTTCACAGCTTTATCGAATGCAGCGTTGAGCATAACAAACAAATATTGAATTGACCGCTTAGACAACCGTTTGGCGTTCTTAAAATCTTCTTCTGTTGGATTCTTCTTCTTGCAAACAGGTGAAGACTTTCTCTCTACAAGAAAATCACTAATATGGACAGGTTTAATATCTTTTAGCTTCATGTTGCCTAGTTTCGGCACAACATGAATACGATTCAGCGATTCATAGCGTTCCCACGAATTTGTACGGACGGTATCGACTTTTATTTTATACAACCAATCTTTCATCCATTGCGCTAATGTCATATTGTCATATTTAGCGGTAGGAGAATTTGCTTGTTTCGCCTTCTCTGCCAGTTCTTCTGTTTCTTTTTTGTAGTTTATTTTGAATTCTTCTCTTTGACGTATTGCATCCGCTTCGCTAATTGTACTGTAAAGCGTCTTGATTTTCTTTTTTCCTGTTTCTCTTTCAATATATGTGCATGTTTTTGACCATCTGCCGTCTTCTCTATTCGGAGGTGGTGCTTTTTCTTTTGCCACAACTTTCACTCCTTGCTACGTTGATTTATTTATATTGTGTTTTATCAACAGATCAGCAAAGGCTTCTTCTGTCAATTTAGAAATAGGGATTCTCGTTTTACTTGACAGTTCGCGAATCTGTTTGGCTTGCTCTTTTGGTATTGTTGTGTTCAGATATTCTCTATATCGTAATTCACCCATTAATAACCACCTCGCCACTACTATACCAAAACAGCAAATTACTGTAAGCTAGTTGTAGCTTGTAGTAGCTTGTGGCAATTAATGATAAATGATATGATAAGGGTGTTTTTCGACACGGCTTTTGTATTTATTTGACGAGAATTGTCGAAACATTTTATTCTATGTTAAGCAGGACTTTTGTTCCGTATTGCGTACTGAATCGACATAAGAGTGTTAAAAATGTTATACTAATTATTTTTTGTCACTATTATGGCGATATTATTCTCCGAGAAGGGAGTCGTTATCGCTACTCGTAACAGGATTCGTGACATTCGTTTAAGCAAAGAAATGACGCAAAAAGAATTAGCACGAAAGGCGGGGATGAGCCAGACAACAATATCGGATATGGAAAACTCAATGGTCAACATTACCGAGAAACAATTAGACAAACTAGCCGACGCTCTTGGCGTTGAAAAAGGGGAGATATTGCTCGACTTATTGAAAGTTTCCGCAATTATTTTTATACGGGTTGCAGGAATTCTACAGCAAGACACAGAATTGTTTTCAAAGCATTTCATCGAACAAGCGTTCTCCCTGTGGAGGTGTTGTATTAATGGTACAACCTGAGTACATCGTCATGCCATTGCGGAACAGAAAATGGGTGTTTAGAGAAGGTGTGTATTTAGTCAATCCGGATTACCTAAAGTTGTTTTTGTCGTATTTCAAGTAATGAAAAACGCAGGGCTTTATCGGCTCTGCGTTTTTCCTTTTAATTGGCGTATTGCTTCTAATTGAATTGCCAATTCTTCTGGCGTTACGTCGTAGTCGATTGCTCTGTCTATAATTACATCATATGGCGTTCGGGTATCTCTCTTTTGGTCTTCTTCTGGCATTAAATCTCGCAACACAAGTTTTACGTCATCTTCTGCAAGAAAGTCTAGCGACACGTTTAATACTCTGGCAAGTTTAATTAACGTTTCCAAGCTTGGCTTTTTGCGATCTGTTTCAAGATGATTAATAAATGAACGACTTAATCCAACTAGTTTTCCTAATTCTTCTTGCGTCATTTTCTTTTCGTCTCTTGCGTATCGAATCCGCTTTCCCAAAGTTAAATAGATACTATTAGTACCCAAAACGATCACCCCTAGTTATAATATGCGATATATATGTTATTGTACAAGTTGTAATTTTTTCCTGCGTGACTAAAAGTAGATTTATTTACATATACTAATAAATTACGCTTGACAAAAGATAACCAAGGTAGCATAATGTAACCAGAAGCAGAATATAATGGTAAAATACAATCAAAGACTTTTATTTTTAGCTAAGAATGCTACCAAAGTAGCAAAAGGAGGTGGTAATGTGGAAAAAATGAACATCGGCACAAAAGAAGCAGCAGAACGCTCCGGATTGAGCATTAAGAAGATTCGCGAACTTTGCAAAGTTCCCGGTTTTCCCGCTTTTCTTTCTGGAAAACGCAAAATTCTTATCAATGTTGCGAAGTTTGATAAGTGGCTAGAAGATAAAGCCGACAGGAGATCAGGGTTTAAGAAGAGTTAATTTTTTTACAGGCAAACAGGACAGACTCCCTCATTATATTCTATCCCATCCAAACGGAAAATATACCACCGAAAGGAGAAAAATTTTGTCGCCATTATCAGACGAAGAAAACGCCAGACGAGAACGCCTAATTCGACTGGGAATGTCTTATCACGATGTAGCAAGAATCTGCGGAGTGAGCCACAGCTCGATTATCGACTGGTGTGAACTGCGAGGAATTAAGTCTATACATAAAGTCGGTGGCCCAAGAAGAAGTCTTTTCCCAAGTACGGATAAACGTTTTTACGAGGTGTAGAAGGTGGATTGGAAAACAAAACTTCGCTCACTTATTGACCCCAAAAAGCCAGCAGCAGAATCAGAACCCGAACCAACTCAACTAACAGCAAGTCAAGTCATTAACATCGTTTCCGATTTTGTCTATCTTGCTGAAAACATCCAGGCACAGTACGACTTCAATTATCAGCAGGTCGGTAACACAGATCAAGAAACATCTGAATTACTACACGAAATTGAGATCATTTCTTTGGACGCTTGTTACGGTTGGAAAATATTAAGGGATGTCAAAAAGGTTAGGCAAGACAGGAGGTATTACAAAGATCAAAACGCAGTTATTGGGTATATGGCAAATTATATAAATCAAGATAGTCCACTAACACGAGAATTACGGAACTTACTAGCACAAATGAACGGCAAGATTGAGTATCAAGCAAACAGAGTTTATCATCCGAAAATCAGACAAGATTTAAGATGTGCGACAAGGGAGGAAAATTAGTTGGAAGGGTTAGGACTTTGCGGAATATGGCGAGTAAATCCTGTCAAAAAGATTGACGCAATTCAAACAATTGGTCATAAGGTCTATTGCCCAAACTGCGGAAGTGACCATATTTCAAGAGAACAAAGAACCTGTTTCGGCACTCCTGGTTACATCGTTGAAGCGACTTGTCGAGAGTGTAAGACTAAGTTTTAGGAGGTTAGCATATGTGCATCTGCCGAACCTGCGCTGACTGCAAAATATCCGAATCCGGTCTGAGTTGCAAGCATGGCGAACGTTGGTGTTCAAGTACGGCGTGTCTGACTTGCACTTGGCACAAAGTTAAGTGCGGACTGTATGTCGAGAGGGAGGACAAGAAGTGAACGAAATTGAGAAACTTGAAAGCGGTGATTTAGCACTTGTAGCATTTTATAAGTGTGGTAGTTATGAATCTGTTGACCCGATTGCAGTCGTTAACCTTGCCAAACTCGGACAAGCCACAAAGCGGTACATTGCAGAACTGGCCGAGCATCACAAAACAAGCACTAACGACGATGAGTTTTATCCCTGTCTTGATCTTCTTTATGACGCAGAAGGTTGTGAAGGTTGCAAACTTGCTGAGATTTGCGGGTTGATTGCGGAGGAAAAATGATTATCGTCCCGTGGCGAAGCTGCAAAACGCATGATTCAAGAGTTGGATAATCCGACGCCAGAACAATTAGAAAAACAAAAGAAGGTCGGCGAGATGGTGAGTGAACTAGCAAGCGTATTTCGGAAAGAGATGACAACCGCAGACAAATACTGTGAGGTCGGAATACCAAAACAGTTATGTTGGTTTTGTCAGAAAAGATATGGAGTTTGCCGACAGTTGACGAAGGAGGACAATCATGGACAATCCACTTAGCGGCGCACAAGGACTTGTTAACGGCTTTATCCTAGCATCAGCCTTTTGGATTATCGTCTACGCTCTGTCTCTGTTGTGGTGGAAGTGATGGAATGGACTTTGAGGTTTTTGAAGCATTACTAGCGGTTCTGATGATTCCTGCGATGCTGTTTGCGGCGGCATTAGCACAATAGGAGGTAGTAAAATGCCAAGAGTGCCATTTTATCGGCGCAGAGATTGGTCGGATTGGATTCCCGTATTGTCGGTGTTTTTACTTGGCTTTATTTGCGGGGTGATAGCACTATGGTAAAGAAGTTTGTTCCTCCGTCAGATGAAGTTAGAAAACTTGCGGTTATGGTGTATGTTTCCGCTTGTCTACGAGAACAGCGAATTGATTTGAGAAAATGGAAGGGGAAATAAAAATGTTATCGTCAGTATTCAATCGGTTTTATCAAATTAATGCGATCAAGGCCACGCTTGCTATGTTCGAAGGCAAGGTATCAAAGCGCACACAAGCGGCATTAGACAAGGCACATTTGATTGTCAGATTGCGTTGCAAGTGCGGTGCTACGGCAACACTCAGAAAGATAAACGGTCAGCATGTTTGCGAACATTGCGTTGCGAGATTGTCTGACAGGGCACAGCAGTTGTTGACATTGCCGCGCAGAGAACGGCGTAAATTAGGCGTTTGTTAAGAAAAAAATAAGGAGTGGTAGAAATGACAACATTTGAAAAAGTGCGGGAAATCATCGCAGAGCAGTTGGGTGTAAGTGAAGGCGACGTAAAACTTGAAACTACCTTTGGCGGTGATCTTGGTTGCGATTCTTTAGATAATGTTGAATTGGTAATGACCTTTGAAGAAGAGTTTGATATTGAGATTCCAGATTGCGACGATGACTTATTCAACAAAACCGTCCAAGATGCAGTTAACTACATTGAAAAGGAGTGTTCCAAATGAAAAAGCACAAAAACGAGTTAGTTGCAAATCCTGGTTGCGAAGATTGTTCAAAGCATTGCAAATATCAGAAGATGACTACCGTAAAAACTGTTGTTGTCAATGGCAAGTATGGTTGCAATACGTCAAAGGGGTGGTAGACATGAAGTATGTTGCATATGCGTTTTGGGCGCTTTTCTTGCTCTGCTTGTTATGGGATTCCTTCCCGTTTATGCCAAGTTTGGCGTTGGTTTCTTCTTCGGCAGTATAGGAATGGCAATTCTTCTTTCGGACGACTAATCAAACGGAGGTAACAGCGAGTGACTACTTCTGATTTTCAAGCAGGTTACAATGCGGCTATCTTTTCGCCAATTCTCAAAGACCTATCTGTAGAACAACTCATAGACTGCGCTGTACGTCACATTGCAAGCGGATTTGAACACGATCTTGGTATGGCACAAGGACTATTCGATTTAGCGAGGGGGAAGGAGAATGGGACGGGTAATTAAGTTTCGCGGTTGGGATACGGTCAAAAAAATAATGTATTCTGCAGAAGAAATGGGTGCAGACGAATTAACACTTAATCCGGATGGACGCGGTTTTGTTAATGTCAATTCTTGTTCGCCAAAATTAAGTTTATATTGTCCGCACATCATTCCTTTGGAATCAACTGGACTGGCAGACAAATTCGCTGACGAATTGTTTCAGGCAGACTTAGGAAAAGACCTACGTGGCAATCTGTATGAAATTGTTTGGATGGACAGAGAAGCGGGTTGGGGAGCGAAGAACCTTTCAGATACAGGCGAACATCCTGAATGTAACCCTTGCCGAATCAGTTATGGCTGGTTGAAAATGCAAAGGTTTGAGAAAGTCGGAAACGTTTACGAGAATAGTTACCTGCTAGGCGGTGATTAAATGTACCGCGAGACAGGCAAACGTGCAAGAAAGATACTCAGCAACGGCAGACATGAAATCTTTGTTGAGATTTACAAGGAAAATGTGTTGGTCGAAATTTGGTTTGGGAGGAAGGTATCTTGAAATTCAGACTAAAAACACCGGATGAAATCGACTTTTCAAAACTCATTAAGTCGTTTCCGAAAGGTTCAAGAATTGGACTATACAGCGATGAAAACATTAACCTTGTAACAAACACGCACTTTATGCTCAATATTAGCGAAGAAATGATGTGGCGGTTGCAATGTAAGTTTGAGATTCGCTGGAATAACGGGTGGTATTATGTCGGCGGCGACAACCGGAAAAAGACTGAACAATCAAAAATGATGGAACTGTATAGTTCTATTACAACCAATCCTGACTTGAAGCCGTTTGAGGTCACTAACTTGCGGACAGACGACTGCGATTTACTAGTTGGAGCAGACGGATACGCTATTGTCCAAACCAAATACATGAACCTATTCTCAGACATTCAGAACATCAAAGCACTAGATCAATGGAGTCCATTTTTGATTAACAACCAACACATTGTCACTCCTGTTCGGTATGGCGAAGGAAGTATTGAGAAGTGGTTAAGGCCAATTAAACATGAGACAGCGGTATGACATTTTCAATCCTGTTGCGGTGATGGAGTTAAAACTACACAGGGACAAGCTATATAGCAAATTAGAACCGCTTTATCTCAGCTTATATTACGAAAAAGACGCAGTAAAATTCAAGTTCCAAGACCAGTACATATCAGCATTAGTCAATCAGATTAAGCGGTTGGACAAGCAGTTGGAATCAGTGAATGTTTAAGGGAGGAAGAGAGAAGTGGAACGAAACGATTGTGATACTTGTAAATACTTAGAAAAATCTTCTATAGAAGAACCTTGCAAAACCTGTTGTGATTATGCGCCAATTGCAATGTTCTCGCGATGGGCAGAACGGGAGGAACGGAATGAGACTAATTAAAAAACTCTGGCTTTGGCGGTTTGAATTAAAAATCAGCAAAGTCAAAGACAATGAGAAGATCGAGTTTTTGGCAAGGGAATTACTGAAAGAGTTGGAGGGACAGGGGTATTCATTGAAAAGCACAGACGGTGTTTACGGTGTTGACCTCAGTATATATCCCACTATTAACAACATGTTTAGAGTTCAAAACTCTTTAGCAGGATGGTTAATCCCTTGCGGTACATATCAACCTGTGATTAAGAAGGAGGTAACGGAATAATGTTTGGTTGGGTTACAAGTGACGTTAAGCCTGGTTTTGAGGGCAAGAAGTTTAATGTCGATGACGCAATGCGCCGACTCGAAGAAATAAAAAAAGAAGAAAAAGAAAAGCAACACGAACAAGCTCGAAATATTATGGCTTTAGAATCAAAACTACATAAAGTCGAATCGGAATTGGAGATTGCAAAAATTCTTGCCGAGAACTTAATTTATCACAAGGAAAATGACGAATTATTTCCTACGAAACTCATTCAATTCCGGCAAGCACGGTTAAACAAGAATGACGACGTAGAAATGGTAATTTGTGAGCGTTTCGGCAAAACGCCATTGATTTGCAAACAAGACGAAGCAATTCAACTTCGCGACTTCCTCTTAAAGCACTTCCCAGTTAATGAAGTTGACATTGAAAAGCCGGAGGTATCGGAATGAGCAAGGCAACTACCGTTAAGGCGTTAATTCTAGCAGAGTCGGCAAGAATTATTGAACTTCTTAATCTGATTCCAGATGAAAATCTCAAATACAGCAATTGGGAATATTCAAAAGAAAAAGCTGAATTGAAAGCGAAAATGGCAGAACTTCGGCGAGATACTATTGCGTTAGAAAAGATTCTGTACACCTACGGAGGTTGCAACGAATGAAATTACTCAGTCTGGTTCTGAAAAACTTCAAAGGCATAAAAGACTTTACTTTGTCGGCAGATGGTGAAAATTTATCAGTTATGGCTGATAATGCAGTTGGAAAAACTTCACTCTACGATGCCTTTCTCTGGCTCATCACCAACAAAGACAGTCAAGGAAAATCGCTTGACGACTCAATTAAAACTCGCACGCCAGAAGGCGAACCGCTTCATCATCTTGACCACGAAGCCGAAGCAATTCTTGACCATAACGGCAGAAAGGTTTCGCTGAAAAAGGTTTATCACGAGCTTTGGCCTAAGAAGAGAGGTTCGGCGAAAGAATCATTCTCAGGACACGAAACACTACATTTCATTGACGGGGTGCCGAAAAGCAAGAAGGAATACGATGCTTTCATTTCCGGTATTGCAAGCGAAGATACGTTCCGTTTACTTACAAATCCCATGTTTTTCAACAGTCAGCTTCATTGGCAAAAGCGCAGAGAGATTCTTCTTGAAGTCTGCGGTGACATTTCCGATTCAGACGTAATTGCTTCTGATGTAAGACTGAAACCGCTAACGGCTATTCTCAACGGCAGAACTGTTGATGATGTGAAGAAAGTCATTAAGGCACAACAGAAGAAAGTCAATGACGAGATTGAGAAGATTCCTGGTCTGATTAACGAAAATAACCGCATGATGCCGGACGTTACCGCTTTGCCTTCAAAGGATATTCTTGCGATTGAAATTGCTACTTTCAGACAACAACAAGCGGATAAACAGCAGGAATTGGCGCGAGTCGAGAACGGTGGCGAGACTGCTGAATTGACCGTAAAGTTGCGAGAAGCCGAAAGTCGGTTGCTTGATGTTAAAAACAAGTGGCGTGAAGCAAATGAGGACAAGACGTTCGCTAAACGGCAAGAATTTAATCGCCTTAACGCTGAACTGTCGAGCGTAAACACAAAAATTGAGCAGAACACTCGCCAACAACAGCACAACACAAATCAAATCGAGCGTTGGGAAGTTGAACGCCAAAAGAAACTTGACCAATGGAACGCGGTTCACGCCGAAGTCTTTGAAAAGTCAATCGAATCAGTTTGTCCAACTTGCAAGCAAGACTTGCCAGCAGATCAGGTTGAAACGGCGAGAAAGACCGCGCTTGAAGCGTTCAATCTCAGCAAGGCACAACGCAAGGAACGGATTAGCCTTGACGGCAAGGGAATTCGTGAACAAATCGATTCGTTGACGGCACAGAACAAAACTCTTGGTGCGGAATGGGACGGTTTAAACGACGATGCGGTTGTCCTGCGAAATAAAATGGCAGAGTTGCATGTTGAGATTAACGAAGTCAAACCTGCCGATTCAGTTGAAACCACGAAAGAATATCAAGGAGTCTTTGCGGAAATTGCGGATATCAAAGGGCAAATATTCTTGTTGAACACGAAGAATCAGGAAGTCATTCAGCAAATCAAAACCGATATTGCTACGTTCGGCACAGAAATCGCCAACAGAAACGCTCAAATCGCTTCACATGACACAGCAGAATCCAATAAAAAGCGTATTGCTGAGTTGGAACAGCAAGAGAAGACGTTGGCTACTGAGTATGAACGGTTGGAAGGCGAACTTTTCTTGATTGAGTCCTTTATAAGAGCCAAGGTTGATCTGCTAGAAGAACGTATTAACAGCAAATTCAAGATTGTGAAGTTTAGGTTGTTCGAGCAAAACATAAATGGTGGAATTTCCGAGATGTGTGAAGCAATGGTTGACGGAAATTCTTTTGGAAAAGGTCTAAACAGAGCAGCCGAAATAAATGCCGGACTCGATATTATCCGTGTTTTATCGCGGCACTACAACTTTTATCCTCCGACTTGGCTAGATAACTGCGAAGCTATAAGCAGACCGCTTGAAATGGACTGTCAAGTAATTCGCCTTTACGTTTCCGAAAAAGACAAGACGCTAAGAGTTGTAAAAAGCTAAAACATGAACAAAAACGAAAACATTGAGGGGTTTCGCGTTGGTAGACTTATAGTAAAGAAGTTTCTTGGTTCTACTGATAATTGGTCTGGACTTTGGGAATGTGAATGTGATTGTGGCAAAACAGTCAATGTTTATAGTTGCTACCTGATAAACGGAGGAAGGAAAAGTTGCGGATGTTTAAAAGTCGACATACTCCGCGACAGAAGCACTAAGCACGGCCTTTCTGGCGGCGCAGGACACGCTACTCGTTTATACAGAATATGGCTCCATATGCGAGGACGCTGTTTTAGTAAAGACAAGTCGGATTACAAACATTACGGAGGACGTGGTATTACCGTTTGTAAAGAATGGGACGATTATAAATCGTTTTATATGTGGGCATATGCAAACGGATATAAAGACGACTTAACTATCGAGCGTGTTAACAACGACGGAAATTACGAACCGAGTAATTGTAAGTGGGCAACAAGAAAGGAACAGTCGAGAAATACTAGGGCAAGTCATTTTATCACGTTCAACGGAATCGCAAAGACTTTAGCTGAATGGTCTGAAGACTTAGGGTTTAGCGGCAATTTACTACTGATGAGATTGCGCCGTGGATGGTCGGTAGAAAAAGCATTAACAACGCCAGTTAAAAAGGTTGAGAGGGGATAAAACATGTCAGAAACAAAACAAACCAAACAAGTCGCCAAAGTTGAAGAGTCAATGGCACAACGCTTCACCAATAAAGTCATGTCATTATTTGGAACCACTGTAGGCGACATTAATCTTACCAAGTTTCAACAACGCCTAGCTCAAAATTATTTCATGAGCATCGACGCATCGTTAAGAGCAGCCGAAGAAAAAAGAATCAAGGGCAACTCCGGAAAGGAAGAACGCTATCAAAACCTGCTTCCTTACACTTGGACAAACGTTGATATGGAGTTGTTGTCGCAAAGCGTTGTCGCTGCTGCCAGGACGGGGCTTGACCCCGCACAAAAAAATCACATCAGCATGATTCCGTTTAAGAACGGAAACAAGTATGGCATTGGTTTTATTGAAGGCTATCGGGGTATTGAGCTTAAAGCGAAGAAATATGGTCTTGATATTCCCGATGCAGTCATTGTCGAACTTGTCTACTCTACCGACAAATTCAAGGCAATTAAAAAAGACCGCAACAACCGAATTGAAAGCTACGAATTTGAGGTAACAAATGAGTTTAATCGCGGCGAGATTGTTGGTGGTTTTTACTATCATGTTTACTCGAACAACCAAGAAAAGAACAAGCTTGTCATGTTCACATACGCTGACATTCTGAAACGCAAACCAAAATATGCGTCTGCTGAATTTTGGGGTGGAGAGAAAGATATTTGGAAGGACAAGAAAGTTGTCGGCAAGGAAAAAATCGACGGTTGGCACGACATGATGTGTCATAAAACGCTTCACAGAGCCGCCTACAGCAATATCACGATTGACAGCCAAAAGATTGACACTGATTATCTTGCCTTGAACCAGCTTGAACAGCAGATGAACGACGCTACTGTTTATGCCGAGATTGCCGAACACGCCAACAGCGAAGTAATTGACGTTACGCCAGAAGAAGCATGCGATGCGGAAATAGCAGAGATATTCCCGGCTGATGAAGTGAAAGCGAAGCCTAATTTCTAATGGATATTCGGACGATTGCAAGCGGAAGTACAGGGAATTGCTACTATATCAGTGGCAATTCTCCTATCCTCCTCGACTGCGGGATTGCTTTCCCTGAGATACAAAAAGCATTGAATTACAAGGTTTCTGAATTGGTGGGATGTTTTTTGTCCCACTCACACGGAGATCACAGTCGAAGCATTAAAAAAATGATGCAAGCAGGAATCGACTGTTACGTCAGTCAAGAATCGGCCAGCGAACTTTCGTTATCAGGCCACAGAGCAAAAATAGTCGAACCCTTGAAACCGTTTCAAGTTGGCGAGTGGACTTGTTTAGCGTTTCCTCTAGAACATGATGTGTATAATCTTGGTTATTTGTTGGCGAATAAGCACGGAATGAAACTCGCCTATATAACCGACACGTTCTACTGTCGCTACAAGTTTCCTGGATGTACACATTTACTCATCGAAGCTAACCACTCCTACGAAATCCTTGACCAACGTGTCGCATCAGGTTCTTTACCAGAAGCACAGAGAAAACGACTGATGCAGAGTCATTTTAGCCTAGAGAACGTGAAGAAGTTTTTGCTTGCTAATGACTTGTCAAGAGTGCATGAAATTTGGCTTTTGCATTTAAGTTCCGGCAACAGTAATGCAGAACAATTCAAGCGAGAAATTCAATCCACTTGCGGAATCCCTACTTATATTGCGGGAGAGTGAAAAAATGGACGAACAGACATTAAAATATCTGAAAGAGAAAGCGGATAAAGGACAAAGGTTACAGTCACAAATCAAGCAACTAACCGACTTTGTTGTCAGAACACCTACATGTTCTTGTGCGAAAGTTTTAATTAGAATGAACGGAACTTGCAACTGGCATTGCTTGGATAATATTTTTGGTGAAGAAGAGACTTATCGTATTGTCGTTGAATCGCTAACAGAATCAACTAACAAGAAACTCGAAGAACTCAAAGCGGAATTTGAAAGATTGTAGGAGGAAATATCATGCCCATTATTGACCAAAGCCGTAGGTGTTCGTTTTGTAAGAAATGGCAAGGACAAATCAAACAACTTATTGCTGGCCCTGATTGCTTTATTTGCGATGAATGTGTTGATTTGTGCGGCGAAATTCTTAAAGATGCCAAGAAAGATGCGGAGGAAAGCAACAATGCCTAACCTATCCGACTTCACAACAGACGAGTTGATTGCAGAAATCAACGAACGCGAAGAAATGCATAAAGTCCTTGACAGCGTTGGTGTCGATTCGCTGATTGAAGCGATTGACGAGAAGACCGGACTACAAGAATATAGCGTCAGACAAGGTTACAAATATGCTGTCTGCACCGAACACGGCGATGTTATCACCGATACCGACAAAGCACGAATTCTGATTATCGAGGATTAGCCTAGAATCGTTTTACAACTTCCCCGCTTGTCATTCTACCTAAACTGCTATTAAAAGTGCTTGTGGCTCAACGTAGAGCGTCAGGCGGGGATTGTTGCGACCTAAAAGGTGTCTGAAAGAAGCAAAAGGAGAGATGAAAATGAATGAAACGATTAACGGTGTCAAAGAAGCAGTAACAGGTTTAATGCCTTATCTTGAAAAGGCAGCAGAAAAGTTAGGCACAACGGCACAATATTTGTGGGCATTACAATTAAAACAAGCGTATGTATTGTTTTGGACAAACATTGTGTATATCATTCTGACTTGTTTTGGATGGTTTATTTTCTACAAGGGAGCAAAAAAACTCACCAAAACGCAAGACAAAGATTTAGTGATGGGTCTTTTCATATTTCTAGTTTCACTAGGTATAGCATTAACGGCTTCAACTCTTGTACACCTGTCAAGCATTAACGAATATATGACAATGCTATTTAATCCCGAATATTGGGCATTAAGCGAAGTCGTAAAACTGCTTAGAGGTGGCAAATGATTCACCCCTACTACCTAAAATCGAATTATTATGCAATCTTATCGGCTATTTTCAATCCAAAACTAACAGTCAATTCTGCGATTGATGAGTTTTTCGACAGGCGGTATAAGACGGAAAAGGAAACTCAGGGAGGTACAAAATGAACATCGCCGACATTCTGCCAAAACTTAAACCTGCAAAGCGCGGGGAAAGCGATAAGTACAGTTGGAATCTGTGGCGGTATCTTAACGAACACAGAAACGTCCGAATTTGTTGGTATAGCAAATCGATAATTGACGGAACTCCAAGTCCGTTCGACCCTACAAAATCATTGCACTCGATGCAGACTTACGTCTTAATCGGCGATAACGGTACAATTGGAAACAGAACCTACAACATTATAAGCAAAGGCGAGTACGGACTTTTTGAAAATTACAGCTTTTCTCAGTGGGATATAGATAAATTCATTGACATTACCGAATGGTTTTTCAAAGAATACCTACGAATCGGACGTTGCATTTTTGACAGAAATCATTGTGGTTGGTGGCAAGGTGCAGACGGAAGATTTACGCAGATTAACCGTAATTCTCGCAAGTGCAATTGGTGCGGTCAACATCAGCGAAGACGGATTGAGAAGGTTGTTAAGGTGGAAAGACGGGTTCGGTGGGAGTGAGTAAATTATAAATGGAAATTGACTACATCAAACAAGGCAACTGTCTGGATTTAATGACGGAGTTGCCCGAAAAATCGATTGACATGATTCTTTGTGATTTACCATATGGAACGACGGTTAATAAATGGGACACCGTAATACCTCTCGATAAATTATGGGCGCAGTATGATCGGGTTATAAAAATTAACGGCGCAATAGTGTTAACGGCGGCACAACCATTCACATCGACACTCATTGCAAGCAACCTTGAAATGTTTAGATATTCTTGGGTGTGGTTAAAAGAAAACGGAACAGGATTTATAAATGCACACCATCAACCGTTAAAAATATGCGAAGACATATGTGTATTTTCAAAAAGCAAATCTGTTCCGAGCGCAATACAGATAGTCACCTATAATCCGCAAGGGCTAGAAAGGTTGGGTAAAATAGTTAGACGAGGTAGCGCAGGAGAAAATTACAATAAAAAAACTGTTAAAAACGAGAACTTCCAAGAGTTTACTAATTACCCGACAAATTTATTGTACTTCCCTAGAGACAAACAAAAACTTCATCCAACTCAAAAACCGGTATCGTTGTTTGAATATCTTATCAGGACATACACTAATCAAAACGATTTGATACTTGATAATTGTATTGGCAGTGGCACAACTGCAGTTGCGGCAATTAACACGGAAAGGCATTATATCGGATTTGAGCTTGACCAATATTATTTTAATAATGCTAAAAACAGGGTACAAGAACATTTGTTTAACCGAACGATTAATTGTGAGATTAATCAGGAACAGAACGGATTGTTTTAGGGAAGGTGGTTAAGTGCCTAACAGATTTATCAAAGAGTCAATTTGCACAAGCGAAAACCTAGACAGGTTAACAGCCGAAGAAGAAGTGTTTTGCTATCGCTTAATTGTAAATTGTGATGACTTTGGACGATTTCATGCAGACCCAATATTGCTAAGATCGAGATTATTTCCACGAAGAACAGAAAAAATCAAACCACAAGACATCGTGAAATGGTTATTTGCCTTATCAGAAACAGCAAAAATGATTGGTCTGTATAAAAACGGTGACAAAATTTACCTGCAATTCATCAAATGGAGCGAACATCAACAAAAAAGAGCCAATACCAGTAAATTCCCTGCGCCAGACGACACAGAAAGTCAATTGATATCAATTGATATCAACGGTAATCATTCGATAACAAATGTTTCCGTATTCGTATTCGATAACGATAAACGTATTCGTAATCGTAAAACGAATAACGAGTCCGAATACAGTTGTGAGTTTGAAGAATTTTGGAAAGAGTACCCTAGGCAAGAAGCAAAGGCGACAACATACAAGCAATGGAATTTGAGAATCAAAAGTGGTGAATTAGTTATCGACATGATTAACGGCGCAAAATGCTATGCCGTTGACTGCAAAGGACGCGAACGCAAATTCATAAAATTACCTTCTACGTTCATTGGGCCGGACAAACATTATAAAGATTATGTAAGAGGAGTGCCGAATGGAACCAATCAGCAACAGCCTGGACAGACTCAAAACAAAACTAAATATCAAGACGATGAGTACGCAGGATTCTTTGGAAGAAATGATCCGACTGATTCCTGAAATTTCCAAGATGCCAACACATGCCTTTGATGATGACTACCTGCGGATTTGGCAAGTATACGAACGGCGTAAAGAATGTCTCAATTGTAAAAAGCAAGGCGATGAGTTAGAAAACTGTGTCAGTTTTCAAGTTGATTATGACGAGCAAAAACAATCACTCGCCATATCCTGCAAGCGATGTGAAAAGCAAGAAACGCACTTTGCGAGTAAATACGTTGAAAAGATGCTCGGTCAGTCAATGTTAAGCAAACGATTCTTTGACCGGACATTTGAAACATTCAAAGTGGACAAGCAGAATCAAGTTGCTTATAAAAAATGCCTTGCGTATGCTGAAACTTTCAAGAATCACTTAAAAGGTGAAGGTTTAATTTTGATTGGCGGTTACGGTACAGGCAAAACTCACTTAGCAATTGCCGTACTGCACAGAGTCCTAGAAAGTGGCATTGTTGGCGTTTTCTCTACTGTGCCTGAGTTGTTAGCTGAGATCAGAAAAAACTTCAACGAAGGCGCAACGGATAACGAGTTAATCAAGTTAATCAAGACAACGCCGTTCCTGATTTTCGACGACATGGGAACAGAGAAGACAACTGATTGGGTACAGGAACAGCTTTTTATCATCGTTAATGCGAGATATGAAAATATGTTACCGACAGTCATTACGTCAAACTGCACAATTCAAGAACTCGAAACAAAGATTGGCGCACGAACAGTCAGCAGAATTATCGAAATGTGTGACGGAATTTTGCTTGACGGTGACGATTATCGAAAAAATAAGTTGAAAAAATGAAGGAAAAACCAACATGCAAGACAGATTAAATCAATTAATAGCGCAAGCAGCAGGCGGCGACGAAGATGCACTCAAAGAAGTCATTAACCATTATCGCGGTGCGGCAATTAAAAAATATCAACGCAATAATTGGACTTTTGACATGGACGACTATCTGAGTGCAGCCGCAGAAGGTGTTTGGGAAGGCGTTAAGACGCTAGACGCAAAGCGAATGGTTAACATCAACGCAAGAATTTGGTTGCATATCGTCGTTAGGGCAACAATCGGCAATTACATCAGAACAATGTCAACCATTAAGGCAAGAATAAATAGTTCGGCAATGAGATTAGATGCACCAACACTGCTAACAAAGTACGGCAGAAAAATTGACCAAAAAATAACGGTTCTTGACACGTTATACGACAAACAAAATGCAGAAAATGCCATTATAGACGGCATGAACATTCAAGAAGTGTTAAGCGATTTTACTGCCAAGCTGAGTCGGTTTGAACGAGAAGTCCTATGTCTGCAAGATTTAGGATATGGACAAAAAGACACATCAGAAGTGTTGGGTGTAAATCCGAAAAAGATTGACAACGCATTGACCAGAATCAGAAGAAAAGCCAATAAATTGCAGATTCGTGAACTGTTAGCGTAATAAGGAGGTGCTAATTTGGGCGGTTATTTTGGAATTGGGATAGAGAACACGAAGGATTATCAAAACATCGGAACGCTTTACCGAAGTGCTTTTATTATGGGAGCATCGTTTATCTTCACCATAGGCAAGAGGTATCAAAAACAGTGTTCAGACACAGTAAAGGCATGGAGAAATATTCCGCTTTACGCATACGAAACATTTGACGAGTTTTACAATGCAATGCCGTATGATTGCCGACTGATTGGCGTTGAGTTGGACGAGCGTTCAAAGCCTATCGCAAAGTTTTCTCATCCGAAACGGTGCATATACCTGTTGGGTGCAGAAGATGTTGGCTTGTCTAAAGAAGCACTGAGTAAGTGCCACGAATTAGTGCAACTTCCTGGTGACTATTGTCTGAATGTGTCAGTTGCAGGAAGTATCGTTATGTATGACAGGCAAGCAAAACAAGCCAGCAAAATAGCGATATAAGAATTTCGTCCAAAATTGCTACTAGATTCGTTTTTAATCTTTTCACAACAAACCTACCAAGAATCAGATTGAAACGCATGGCGGTATGGTTTTAGAAGAATCAGCATGGTTTAGAATGCTACTTTCAGTTATCAAATGGTGAGAAGGTGAGAAATGTTAGTTGAAAATACGCTGTTTGGAGTTAGGGATAAAGTGCAGATTGCTATTGACCGAATAAAGCAGTTTGAGCCAGAAGACGGATATTATGTGGCGTTCTCAGGTGGCAAAGATTCCTGCGTAGTGCTAGACATAGTTAAAAGGGCAGGAGTAAAATTCGATGCTCACTATAATCTGACTACAGTTGACCCCCCCGAATTGATTTATTTTATTAGAGAAAATCATTCAGAAGTTGAAAAACACTTACCAAAATTAACAATGTGGCAATTGATACCGAAAAAGAAGATTCCTCCAACAAGAATAATGCGTTATTGCTGTGCTGTTCTTAAAGAGGGCGGGGGACATGGAAGGTTTGTCATTACAGGCGTAAGGTGGGCAGAAAGCGCAAAACGAGCGAAACGCAGAATGACAGAAACTTGCATGACGGACAATTCTAAAAGGTTCTTACATCCCATTATTGATTGGTCAGATGAAGAAGTTTGGCAGTATATCAGAGAAAACAAACTGCCTTACTGTTCGTTATATGACGAAGGTCAAAAAAGAATAGGTTGCGTTATGTGCCCGATGGGCAACACAAAGGGAATGGAAGAAGACGCAAGGCGTTGGCCTAAAATCGCCGCAATGTACAAATGGGCGTGTAATAAAACATATGAACGGTTAGTTGAAGAAAATCCAGACAAAGAGCGCACGTGGAAATCAGGCGACGATATGTACAGTTGGTGGATAACCAATAAGGCAAGCGAGAAAGACAATGGCATGGTTGATATATTTGAAGATGGTCGAGTGGACTATGAATAACAAAAATAGTAGAGAAACGCAAAACAAAAACACGGCATTGCCTAAATGCTCCTTTTGTTGGAAGTCGCCAAAAGATTCTTTAATAGCAAACAAAACGATGGAAGTTTTTATTTGCGCTGAGTGTATAGATGCTTGCAATCAGATTATTTCAAAAAAATGAAAGTGGAGGAATGAAATATGAATCAATGTCAATTCGTCGGAAGACTAACCGCAGACCCAGAAGTCCGATACACGAAGACAGGCAAAGCGGTCGCATCGTTTACCCTAGCTGTCAATCGTAATGCATATTCTTCACAGAGAGAGCCGAACGAAAAGGAACCTGCCGACTTCGTCCCTATTGTGGCGTGGGAGAAGCTTGCTGAAATGACAGGTAACAACCTAGCAAAAGGCAGCCGTGTCTTTGTACAGGGCAGATTACAGATTCGCTCATATGAGACTCAGGACGGACAGAAACGTCGAGTTAGCGAGATTGTGGCAGATATTATTGCGCCGAATTTTGAGATAGCTAAAGACAATAACAGGCAACAACCGCCACAAGCTGATGCAAAAGCAGCGTTCGGCGGCAGAGAAGTGTTTCCGCCAGAAGAAGAAATCCCATTTTGAGGTGACAAAACATGGACAACTTCACACAATCACCAGGCAACCAATTTTCCAGACTGAATCTGCTGCAACAGTTCATGGCAAATCACAAAGGCTTCATTGCCGGAGGTTGTTTCAAAAATCTATTCAGCAACGAAAGAATCAAAGACGTTGACATCTTTTTTGAAAACGAAATTGACTTTTTCAACGCAGTAAGATATTTCGACAACGATTCAGATTATGTTAAACGCTACGAAAACAAAAAGGTTGTTGCCTACAAGAACACCAAAAACAACATCGTCATTGAGTTGATTCGTAGCGTGTTCGGAAGTCCTAAAGAGATAATTGACAAATTCGACTTCTCAATAACTAAGTTTGCCTATTACAAACAAGAGAATGGCGAATCAGTCAGTTATGAAGCTGTGTATCACGAAAAATTCTTTGAACATCTGCACTTAAAGCGGTTGGTGCTGAATAAACAAATATACTTTCCTGTATCAACTTTTGAGCGGTCTTTGCGATACACAAAATACGGATACGGACTATGCAGAGAGAGTAAAGAAAATCTCATCAGTGCGATAAGAGAAACGCAGATTTTAGACGGAATCAGTAACAGTCTTTATGATGGAGTTGATTAGCAATGAGTTGGCGTGAACACTCAAAATCAGTAATTCGTCAAGCCGTAACCGAACTGTCGCCGACAATTCCAGATGCTAACGAATTGTTTAAGCACATCAGCCTAAAATACTATCCTTTCGGCGAACGTGACTATCATCCGTACAAGCAATGGCTGAAAGTGCTTGCTGATGAGAAAAAGATTTATGTCTGGAAGAACAAGCCTAAAACTGAAACAGAAAATGTGAACGTGGGGATGTTTGAATAATTATGCAAGAAACAACTGCGACTTATAAACGATACTACTGCCCCGTATGCGGACAAGCGATTGTTGTAGTTCCTGATAATGCCAATGCAAGCGGAAACGCCTTCATCAGATGCGTCTGCATGACGGTACTTAGAATCGGACTAAAGCGCAAGAATGGCGAGGTTGTGTTTACGGTGTTGGGGAGGAAGTAACATGAACGACATAGACAAATGGAAACTTCGCGCACACCAAATAGCGGAGCAGCAAGGCAAACCAATGCGGGTAGTTAGACATCCGAGAGGTGAATTTCAAATATCGGCAGACACGGGGAAACATCCTGTACCAGACTACCTTAATTATGTACAGGTATACTCCACGAGGGAACAAGATGCCAAAATTTAAAGACTTAACAAATATGAAGTTTGGAAAGTTAACCGTTTTGCGTCGAGCAGAAAACAAAAGTAAACTCACTAGGTGGGAGTGTATGTGCGATTGTGGAAACAAAACGACCGTTTATGCTATCGCGCTAATGAGGGGAGCAACAAAGGGTTGCGGTTGCCTTAGACACGAAACTAAGGCGCGGTATAGGCACGGCAAGACGTGCGACAAAATTCATGGTGTTTGGAATACGATGCTTCAAAGATGTTTTAATCCAAATATTGAAAAATATAAAAATTATGGTGGTCGCGGCATTACGGTATGTGAAAGATGGTTGGATTTTGAAAACTTTTTATCAGATATGGGCGAACCGCCAAAAGGTTATTCTTTAGATAGAATTGACAATTTTGGCAACTATGAACCAGATAATTGCAAGTGGTCAACACAAGAACAACAACAGAATAATAAGCGTAATAACATTATTATTGAATATAACGGCGAGGTTCATACATTAGCAGAATGGTCTACGAAACTTAATGTTAGATATGGCTCTCTTTGGAATCGCTATAAAAGAAAATGGAGCACAAAAGAAATGTTTGAAACACCACTTAAAACTTATTACAAGGGAGGATTGGCAAGGTGACTAATTGGGACAAAGCCTTAGAAGCGATTGACTTAGAATCGCAACTAGCAAAATGCGAAAATTGTCCTTGTTCGCAAGTTGCGGGTTGCATCAGTTGCGGTCATTATCACCACGATTGCGCCGACTCTGATTGTAGTACAAGCCATATTATACCGCCAGGAAAACTCAGATTATGTTCGGCAGATGACTGCGTTATGACAATGATTAAATTGCAACGAGAGAATGAGCAAATGAAAGCGGAATTGGGAGGGCTTAACAATGACAAAACTTTACGGCGCATCAGATGATTTAATTGAATTACATGGCGACTTATACGAAGAATTTGACCGCTACGACAGCGAAGGCGACTATCTGGCTTTCTCTGACGGAACAGTCGTTTTTATGTACTACGACGATAACGGAATTTGGAGAATCAGAGTTGACTTCAAAGGCGGTTTGTTTGATCGAAAAGAGGAAGGCGACATTGAAAGTGACACAAACGATGTTGTTTACTTCAAAGACGGTTTGAAGTGGTGTGTGATTGGGAAGGAGCTGGCAAAATGAATCTTGATTTAGCGAAGATTAGAGCGACGGCTGAAAATGCGACTCCGGGGCCGTGGATAGCCTTTTCAGATGAAATATGCATTGCGACGGAGCAAGAGGTCGGACTACGGTATCCGACAATTGCATCGAATATTGATAGTCGAAAAAAATGGTTTAATTATGCTGATTCTCAATTTATCGCAACCGTCAATCCTCAAACAGTCATTGCTCTGCTTGATTTGGTGGAATCACTAAAATGTTGCGGGAATTGTAAGCACTTCGGCGATTGGGAACCTGATAATATTTGCGCCACTCAATGCGATGTTGAAAAGTTTAGCCTGTGGGAAATGTCAAAATGAAACTAATCATTCCCGGTAAGCTCCCCGGTCTAAACGAATACGTAAAAGCCTGTCGCGCTAACAGATATGCCGGGGCGCAGATGAAGCAAAAAGCTGAAGATGGAATAAAAGTTGAGATTGGCAGACAACTTGGCGACAAAAAGTTTGAGTCAGTAAGACTTGCCTTTCATTGGTTTGAACAGAACAAACGCAGGGATTTTGACAACATAGCCTTTGCCAAAAAGTTTCTATTGGACGCATTGCAAGCGACAGGGACATTAAAAAATGACGGTTGGAATCAGATTGCCGGATTCAGCGATACGTTTTCAGTGGACAAGAAGTGTCCTAGAATTGAAGTCGAAATTCAGGAGGTTGTTTCACCATGAAACCAATTCGTTGCATCTACTGTGGCGCAATAGAAGGTGAACCAATTGAAGAATTAGTGCCTGTGCCTAGTATGCGTTGGGAAGGCGATTGGCAACATGTAGACTTTCATCGTGAAGTCGTCAGAGAAGTGTCGTTTAATTCAATTGAAAATCGAGATGGCGAAACAGAGTATGTCTGTTCGGAATGTCGGCAGAGGTTTACTTTTAGGGAAATAAAAGAGTCGGAGGTAAACAAATGAGCAGTAGCAGTTTATGGGTAATGGATAAAAACTTCAACGGTGAATGTCTGAAAGAATTCAGTAATTCTTGGTGGTTTGCACCTATGGCGTGGGATATTTTGCTCAACAAATATATTCCAGGGAAACCGTGGGAAGAAAAACGGCACTTTATCAGTTCTGTGATGTTCGATGATACATTGAACGGTAGACTAAACGAAAAAATTAATAATTCGTCAGTTCAAGAAGATCGCGTATTATGGGAACTTGGCAATCAACAGATTTTCTTCACGAAGGACAACCATTTTGTTGCTGATGCGATAAATAAATTTCTGACAACAAACAGCCGTTGGGCGACAGAACTTGGCGCACACATTTTTACTAGGTTTGCCGAGGTCGCTGGCGAAATCAGGTCGCTTGACGAAAACCAGTATCCGTATTTCATATTAAAAAACACAAGCTGTGATGACAATGTTGAATGGTGGTTTGAAAAGTATGACGAGGAAACGGACGAATACGAATCGGTTTCTCTGGATAAAGTGGACAAGTTTGCGGCAGAGTTTGTGATCGTAGAAGACAACAAGATAGCAGAGTTTATCAGCAATGTTGATTATTTCAAGGAGAAAACCCAATGTTTGACGGACGTAAAGTAGCCTTCAAAGCCTTATTCGGCAGTCACAACTACAATTTGAATACGCCAGAATCAGACCGTGACTATAAATATTTTATCATTCCGACATTTGAGGACTTGTATCGAGGAAAATTCTTCTCCACCTCCAAAGTTGGACAGGGCGAAGATTATGACGTTCACGATATTAGGCAATTGCCTAGTTTGTGGTGGAAAAGTAACATCAACTTCTTGGAAGTGCTGTTTAGTGAAGAAGTTGAGGTTCCGCATACAGATAACATTGTGAATGTTATGGGTGGAGATAGCGAACTTCCCGTATATCAATATACAGAAAGCACAACGCTTGATTATCCGCAGTTGACTCAAATATTCTCAATGCGTGACAAAATCGTCCGAATGAATCTGCCATATCTGTTCAATGCCTGTATCGGTATGCACTATAACAAAATGAAGCTACTTGAAAAAGGAACAGCAGGGACGCAACATTTGGTTGACAAGTTTGGGTGGGATTGCAAGCAAGGACTTCATGCACTAAGGGTATTAGATTTTCTGATTCGTTTTCACGCAAGAGACTTTGCAGATTTTAAGGGTGCAATTACTTACGACGAAAGCGAAAGGGTAGCAATGCTGATGCTAAAAAGAGGTCTGATTTCCCTTGAAGGATTTCGAGGGATTGCTAGTGCGATGCTTGCTGATATTCAATACAAATTAACTGACGCCTACCAATCTCAGAAACCGGACGAGCAGACCCGCGAAGAAGTTGACAATCTGATTATGGAATTGGTCAAGTCAGAAATTGGGAGGTAAATTTGCGAAAATGCGTATTAGCAACATTAATCCTATTCGCGCTGTTTACTCAACCTGCGTCTTGTATGGCGCAGGAAGGCATAGCAAGGCAAACAATGGTGTATTCCGTCGAAGCAACTGCCTACACGCTATTTGACGAGGACTGTACAGGAATAGCGTTTGACGGCAATCCTGCTGTACCTTTCGAGACGATTGCGGTTGACCCTGATGTTATACCGCTAGGTAGTAGGGTTTTCGTGCCTAGTATGGGTTGGTTTACTGCACATGATACGGGTGGTGCGATACAGGAAATGAAGATCGATGTTTGCGTTGATTCAACAGAAACAGCTTTTTCATGGGGCCGTCAGCAAATTAACATAATTGTCATAACGCCATAAAAAAATGCCCACTCCAACACGACTATCGGAGTAGGCGAGAATTTCAGCTAATAAAGTCTATGTGAGAGGAAGAGAGTTTATGCGAGAAAACATTGCGTCAATTAGTGAATTGACCGAAAGAATATATAAAAATGCCATTTCCAAAGGATGGTATGAAGAAGAAAGGTCATTCGGCGACATTATATCCCTGTGTCATGCGGAACTATCCGAAGCGTTAGAGGAATATCGCAACGGACACAAACCAAACGATATTTACTACTCTGTTTCTGAAAAGTCCGTAACGAATGGCAAGTTTGAAAACGACTTGAAGCCGGAAGGAATTCCGATTGAGTTGGCAGATGTGGTCATTAGAATAATGGATTATTGCGGTCATGTTGGCATTGACCTGCAATCTGCTATCGAAATAAAAATGGCGTATAACGAGTCAAGAAGTTATAAACACGGGGGAAAGGTAATTTAAGAATGGAGGTTTCTTAATGACCAACTTAACAGACCGCCTACAAAAAGGCGTAACTAAAGTTGACAATAACGTCTATGCGATTGCTTGCGATAAAGAGGATTTGGACAGGTTGATTAAGGCTGTTGGGGAGAATGCCGAATTAAGGCGGCAGGTTGATGAATTGACCACACAAAACAGCGGCTTGCTTCAAGATTATTTTGCCAAAGACAGAGAGGTTACAAAATATCTTTGTTTGTCGGTTGAAATTCAAGACAAGTTGGATAAAAGTCAGTTAAAGATCATAGATCAACAATTAAAATTACAAACTCGTGACCTTGAACTAGATGGATTAAAAGATACGCTACAAATTGCTATCAACAACGGTGATAACTGGCAGGAATCGTGGCGTAAAGCTAAAGATAAATTCGCCGCCCGTGAAGCGGAACTATCCTTGGTAAAATTCAAACTGGATAGTCTCGCAGATATGTATAAAGATATTAGGCACAATAATGAATTGCTAAAAATGGCACTAAAAGCGGCTAACTCCAAATCTCTAGAAGATTATTCTCCATATTATGCCTACGACCCCGACCAGGACGTTGAACAGTTAAAATCACTTTGTAACGGAGTAATCGTTCATATCCCGGTTGATTGGTTAACTGAATTACTGGCAGACAGGGACAAGTCTAATGCGTAACTGTTGCATCATCAAAGGCAATCGAAGCGAGAGCAGAACTGTCAACTGGCAGATAAGACAATTGAAGAAGCGGGAGGGGAAGAAATGAAAGTATATAAAGTGACACAGGATGGCGAATGGTGTGCATATGCAAAGCTTGATGATGCTTTTCAGCATCTAGTCGACGAATTGGAATCAACGATATGTGACCTTGTTGTAGGTCAAAGAACCCCTGATATTCATATCGAGGTTGACGAAATGACCGAAGAAGAATATGCAAGTTTGCCAGAATTTGACGGGTTTTAGGAGGTAGCGCAATGTATAAACTTAAATGCTTTGAAGGAACAGAACCGAGAATTGGCGTGACCGACGAATTTATAAATCGAAACAAATTATCAATTAACCAAGAAGCAGCAAAGAAGCTTCTTGAGGATACAGGAGATATGTTCGGGTTTTCTAAAGAAGTCGCCATTGAATTTGTTGATTATGATACAGCAAAACCAAATCTTAATAACACTTACATTACAAAGGTTGAATCAGGCGAAGTCGAGTTTAGTTTTATTGCTGATGTTAAAGAAGCAACGCAAGACTTTCTTGACTATATGGTGTTTGCATGGGACAAGGCTATGGGAGAAAGAGGAATATCGGCGGGAAGAAGCATTGAAAAGCTGTCTGCTTGGATGAAAATTCTAAACAGGCCAGATATTGCCGATGTATTACAGAGCGGCTCGCTTTACTCTCCATATGGCAGACCCGCGCTTCGCAAGGCTTGCGAAATGCTAGAGATCAAATGCCCAAATTATCTTTAAAGATGGAGGTAGCAAATGTCAACAATTAAACATCAGCCGAACTGCCAGAAATGTGGCAGAAACGGTCAAATATATGAACCACGCGACTGCAAGAAAAAACTGCCGTTGGAATGTCCTGTCTGCACGGTTGAGAATAAAGCACATCGGTTGTCGCCTGTGAGATGGCAGTCGCTGGCTGGCATTTGCCCTGAGTGTACTGGTTATAATGGTTATCCTGGTGATGGGCTGTGTAAGAGTTGCTATGAGAATAAGTACGGTGCTGATAATGAGTAGGGCGAATCCGTTAAGGTGGAAGATTGGGAAAGAAAGAGAAAAGTGGAATGACCCTGTTGTCGAACCGTTGCTGTGGTCTATTCCTGCAAGAATCGCTAAGATGCAGTTGCAAACAATGCCGACTTGTATTCCCAACTATCAAAGCCTAGACATGCCAAGAGGAACCGATATAACCGACAGTACCGGCAAGTATGGCATAAAGAGGGCTACAAGCGATACGCTTTCCGTATTTGGCATAGACGCAATAGTTTGTGTTGATGACCCCGATTTAATAACTTGCAAGAATGTCGAATTGATATTCAACATGTTACAAGATGACCTTCAAGACATCTGTGAAATGTACTATTTTCAGAAGATGAAGCCTGCGGCGATTATTGAAGTTCTAGGCATTAGCGAGAGGACTTTCTACTATAAATTGCAAGAAATGAGAGAGTTTTTCAAAAGTATTGCATAATTGCAGAAAGTTTGCAGTATTAATGTATGGAACATTGCAGTAAGCGTGGGTTATACTAATACTATGAAATAGTATATAAAAATCAATGCCACTCAGAAATGAGTGGTTTTTTCTTTATGTATTCGTAATAATCGGAGATGATAAGATGACATGAAAACCGACACTTTATTGCCAATTTGCCTAGACTGCCTTTGGCTAACCAACAATATTTGCAAACATCCTCATCCTGCAAAACCGGATGAGATTCATATATGCTATGATGGCAAGGGAATTGTCCCTGATTTGATGTATCATAGTGGGACAGACTTGTACAAGCGTAACGGGAAATGGGTTCAGCGAAAGACCGTTGAAACTGTTGCTAAGAAAAAGAAATAGGTTAGAGTATGAGAGAGGGAATGTGCGTGGGTGTTGAATATACGGTATATATGCACATTAACAAAACAAACAATAAGAAATATGTCGGCATAACCCGTGTTGATCCTGTAAAAAGGTGGAGTAACGGTAACGGTTATACAAAAAATAATCATTTCCACAAAGCTATTGAGAAGTATGGGTGGGATGGTTTTGAACATGAAATACTATTTGAAAAATTAACAAAAAACGATGCTCGCAAAAAAGAAGCAGAATTGATACTTGAACACCAATCATTTAATAGAAACTATGGATACAATTTAACATATGGCGGTGAGTGTGGCGATGCCACTACGGAAGAAACGCGGGAAAAAATGAGGAAAGCAAACACCGGAAAACACCACTCAGAAGAAACACGACAAAAAATAGGTAAAGCTAGTGCCGGTAGGCGGCATACAGAAGAAGCGCGACAAAAAATGAGTAAAGTGTGGTCTGGTGTGCGCCGTTCTAAAGAAACACGACAAAAAATGAGCGAAGCTAGAAAAGGACAACAAGGCACCATGTTAGGGAAAACGCATTCGCTTGAAGCACGTCAAAAAATAAGCAATGCCATGTCGGGGGAAAACAATCCTATGTTTGGCAAGACGCTTTCGCTTGAAACAAAACAAAAAATTAGAGAAGCTAGAATTGGTAAGAAACAATCAGAATCTACGCGACAAAAAATAAGGGAAGCCAATAGTGGCAAGCGAATTTCCGAAGCTACACGACAAAAAATGTCAAATGCACAATTAGCTTGGCGCAATAACAAGAGTGTTGGCGAATTGGTGGCTCCCTAACCATGCCGAAATGCTAAAGTTCACAGACGTTTTGCCGAGCGGAAGTAAGGGAGAAAATCGGTAATAAGCGCATTGAGGAAGAACTGGCAACTTTCGCCCTCTGTCCAATCAAGCTGATGCTTATGTTTTGGGCAGAGTAGGAGATGCAGGACTGTCACCCTGCCAATGCGCTAAAAACACTACTGCAAAAGCAGTCCTAACAATACCGTTCCATACGGTTCTAAGATTGGCACAAAGGGCGTTATGCTGATTGGAGCAGGGTTCCGATTACCGGGACGACAGCATAGCAAGCGCAGGTAGGGTGGGTACTGCGCTAAAAAAGAGCCGTTAAATCGGTAAACAACTAGAAAGCAACTGGCGGAGTGTACACCTTCAACAAATGCAATTGCTACTGTTGAATGCCGTTAGTTGCGCTGAACAAAATTTGGTTCGGATTTTTACATAGGGGAGTGTTAGCACTTCGCTTTTGGTTTTTGCCGAACCGATTACATCTGGCATTGCCAGCCGGTTAGTCGGAAACCGAGACTGAATTTCGACAATTGGAATTGGAATGTAGTCGGAGTCATGACCGACGAGGGCTTGCCGGAAGGCATAGCAAGCGGGATGCGTGGATGGGGCTACCCTGCACTTTATATTCGCCATTTACTCACAGTTTGTGGCTTGCAAAGGTTTTGGCTGTTGTACCCCTAAACAATGGCCTTTTAATTTTGTTTTTGAGGTGAGCTTTTTGAAATTGGTTGAGTTTAGGACTAAATGTCGTTGCGGATGTGACGAAACACATTTTTGTTTTAAGATTTTAGGGTGTGGATTTGGTACTTTACTGACTGCGGGGAATGGTGGATTAAGCTGTATTGGTTTAACAACTGTTTGTCGTATTCGCCGTGTCAAGGCTTTATGATAAACGGTAAAGAAATATAAGTGACTAGCAATTTTAAGGGGTATTCAATGATGTTTTTGACAAAAGAAAAAGACCGCCTTATTTGACGGTCTGGTTGAGTTGTTCTTTGAAGAAGTTCGCCATGTGCCTTGCAACCTGAGTGGCAAATTCTTCATCTTGCAAAGGTGTTTTTCTGCCAACGTGATCTAGGATGTTAATGAGCAGTTTATAATCTTCATCGCCAAGTACAATGACTTTTGAGTTGTTATATGCTGTTACTACTTGCAATTTTTAAGACTCCTTCCATGAAGATTATTCGCTTGCCTGTTCTGCCTTGGACTGGACGGTTTGCATTAGACTCCATATAACATATGCTTCTTCGTCTGACAAGTCATTTGTTTCCTCGTCGTGATAAAGTTCTAGGAGTTCAGCCAAGTCTTCGAGTTGGTATTTTTTCATCATAATTCCTCCAATCTGATTTTCTCCAGAGCTTACAGACTACCCTTCCATGTGATTTTCGCCAGTTCTTGCTAGGCTCCTGCCATGAAGATTTTACCATTGACCTGTAGAAAAATATCTCTTCCATGCCATGCGTTTTCTGTCTGCTCTTTGTTTGCGGTCAAGATAGGCTGCTAGGGTGGATAGAATTTTCATGGGGATACCTCCTGTTCTTCAGTAACTCCATCACAAAGTCTGCCTTGGTGGTTTTCGCAATTCGTTTTGGTGATTAATCCGCAATAACAGGTTTTACCGAGATAGCAAGACTTACATGGGCAGAGCAAACATTCTTCTTTTGTTTTCATGGTGTTACCTCCAATTCTTTTTTGTAAAAATACATAATATCGTTTGTGTATATCCTTGGGATGTTGGTGGGGAAAACGTCATGCAAAACGCCGTACTGATACCACGGGTTAGATTGCGTTCCATATGGGCCTTCTATGGCAACGATTGTTCCTGCGCCAAACTTTGTTATAACTCTTTGTTTTAGTTTCATGGTGTTACCTCCTGATGTCCAATTAGCCTAAAATTATTTATGCGTGCATCGTGACTATAATTGACGAAACCACCACGGACAAAATATTGCCAATATCTTACCTGCATTGTTTCGCCGTCATCGTTAAGCTTTACCACTAATGCCTTGTCTGTTGGCTTGTCTCCCCATTTACTCATAACAATGTCGCCACGCTTAAACATTTTCACCGCCCCTTTTGATTTGTACTCCTTGAAATGTGCCAGAAAGTAACTGTTCTGACACGCTTCAAGCGGTACAAAGACCGCTTTTATTTACAGCGTCCTAGAAAACCAATTCTTTGTTGCCGATACTCTTTTGGTAGCGATACCAATTAACCATCATTGTTAAATCGCCAGGACTTATTTCTTCTTCGTAATCAACTAATCCGGACTTAGCGTTAAATGTAGTGAGTAATATTTTGCCGTCATATTGTTGCTGGGTTAATTGCATTGTTCTGCCGTTGTTAATTTCGGTTTCAATTTTGTTTATCATTTTAATTCCTCCACCTTTACGCATTTAACCATTCGATCTTCAACACAGCCGAGATTAAACCATTTGCCTAGGTAGTATTCTACTGCATCCTGATAGGATAGGTTGATGCCAGTTACAAAGGAATCGCCGTCTGAGAAATGGACTTTTGCTGTGGTTTGCATTTTCATTCCTCCTTTTGATTATGCGTAAAACGAGACTGTTTCGCCGGTTACTGAGTCGTGATGGGTTATAATTGTGTAACCGTATTTGTTTAGGCCTTGCACATGAGATTCAATTCTCGCCTTTACATATTCTTGTCCGCGCCCAGAGTGGCGTTGATGTTTTGTGTATTTTTGCAAAAATTCTTCGATGCTTCTAACATCGTTAACCTGATATTGTCTAAACTTATCTTTCATATCGGTTCGTGCTACTTGCATTTTACAAATTCCTCCCAACAATATTTTGATGGCCTTCCATGCATGATTTACAAGTACATTTCATTCCGTTTTGACGTTTTGCTATTCCACGATTAAATGATTCTTGCGCTGCTTGATAACTAATTCTGTTTTCAATATATAACCTTGTCATCGTTTTTGTGTCGTTGTGATAACCTGCATACTCAATACTGGCTAGTGCTGTTTTTCGATTCATTTCATTACCTACCTTTCATTTTTACCATTTGTCAAGTGCCTACAAAAAACGTCTGTCTGTAGACCTTTGACAAGAGGTAAAAACCTCTTGAAACTAACGCCGTTTATTAATGAGACAAGATTGGTGACCAAAATAACTGTTGCAATTGTGTTGAGTCCAACCGCCGAGCGTTTGGCCGTTATGCTCATAATTAAAACTTTCTTCCTCATATTGTGAGTAAACTTCCGAAACCGGCTTTCCACAAACCTCACAGTTACCATATTTGCTGGACGATGCGCTTTGATTTATTAATCTGTAGCGGTACATTTTTATACCCCCAGTTATCATTTATTTCATTTTATGCTACTTTGGGACACGTTGCAAGGTAAAAAATATTTGCTTGTCAGATAGTCAATGATTTCAGCTTTTCAATTACAGATTTTGCAGCGTATCTGCCGTTGCCGTTTAACATTCTGACCCATGCCATACGGCTAGGCGACCATTTGAAACCCCATGATTTCAGCAGTGATCTGATTTCGTCAGACGGTTTGCCGTCAAAGATAAACTGACAGCGATTGTCTTCCTCTTGATAGGTAAAGCCTTCATGCTTGACGGAAACTGGTTGACGTTCAACTTTTGCTTGCAGTTCTTCCATGCGTTTTTTCGTTGCTCTGATAGTTGCGCCGTTGTTGGTGATTGTGTAACTTGCATAACCATATTGGCAACAATGGCTAGGTTTTTTCAATTCGGCAATTTGCGAATCAGTATAGCCGAGAGTGCGTAGCCCGTCAATGTCATTCTTTTTAAGCAGTTTATTCGCTTGTTTCATGCGCTCCTGTAGTGCTTCTAACTTTTCAAGTTTCGCTTGCAGTTTACTGATTGCGTCCTCATCGTCAGAGGATATGCCACCTTTGCCGACAGAAGCGGCTTTGTCTTCATAATGCTTGGCTTTATCGGAAGCTTCAAATGCCTTGCCGAACGTGTTGTGTATTTTGTTTCTAAAATTTCTGTCTCTGCTTTCGGAGTGATGACCCACTAAGATTGGTTGACCGAAAGGAATACATTCTGCCATTTTGTGTGCTTTTTGATAGAGTTGATTGGAGTCCTTGTTGGCTGATTCTGCTCTGCCTAAATACCTTTGGCGACGATCTTCTAGTTTTTGCTCGTATGCGTTCATTTGTTTTTCCTCCTTACATTCTATGCTTCTTTCAGTAACCTTTTGGAGTAATTTTTTTGCCTCCTACTAAATGCCTATACAACTTCAATATAGACACTTAGCAAGCGGCAAAAACCGCTGCTTTTAAGCTGCTTTTCTGTATGTGTCGAGATAAAATTCTAAGTCTGCCGGAGATATGTCGTTATTAATTGCCTTGTCAATAACTACAGTGTAAGGCGTGCGTTTGTCGTTTATCGGCAGATAGTCCTGCATAATTAGCTTAGATTCATCATCGGCTAACCAATTGAGAGAAACGCCGAGTATTTTCGCTAACTTAATAAGTGTTTCTAAACTGGGTTTCTTTCTGTCTGTTTCGAGGTGGTTCACGAATGAACGACTAAGCCTGAGTGCCTTGCCGAGTTCTTCCTGTGTAAGGTCTAGTTGCTTTCTAGCAAGATGGATTCTTTCGCCGAGTGACATATAGTCGATTGATGTGTTAATTCCTCTTTGACATAGCTTCATTGTTCAATACCTCCATTGATATATTTTAATTTGTCATATTGTTATTTAAGGTGTGTTTTGTGTCAACTAGCAAAAACCTGCTTTTCCTACGCGAGTAGTATTCAGTCCTGGAATCTGCTAGTGGACACGTTGCGGCTTTGCAGTTAGTCGCCAACTATAAGGGTTCCTGCTATCGCCTTTACTCGCGGACTTTAGACCGCCGTTGGTAGGGTTACAGGGAGCCGAGTTAATCGGCTTGATGCCAGAGAGATACAGGCGGTTAGCCATGTACTCTGCGTTAGTAAATCGAGTTTATCAACTCTTGTATGTGGCTATTGTATTCTTTACTCTTTTGCTCTACAAAAGCATCTTCTAAGCTGTCATCGTTCCACAGTGCAGAGTCCATTTTCTGTAGTTCTGCGATTTCTGTTTTTACTTTTTGCTCAGTCTTTTTATCTACACTAATTTTTGCTCTGTTTGCTAATTGACGTTGCCAGTGTATCCTCATAAATGTTTCGCCAGTTGCCATAGACTTAACTCCTTTCGGCAGGACTTGTGACCTGCTCCTGTGCATTACCGGCCCGAAGGCCGTCACTCTGCGATTAGCTCAAAGTGTGGAATGTCATAGTCTGAATAGCAAAACTGCTGAATTTTACCTATTTCCATTGCGGCCTTTAACTCAGGGTCTTCATTAGCCAGAGCTTTAAGCCACTTGCTAATAGTAACCGCCATCGGATCAAATGCTGAGTTTCTGCATCTCTGGAAAACAATATTGTTTATGTTATTAACTTTTTCTTGCAATGTCATCCTTACCGCCTCCGTTTGCTTCTTTCGTTCTCTTTATCTTGATATAAGTATAGCATAAGTGCTAGCACAATGCAAGCATAATTTAAGATAAAAAAATAGGAACTTTATCCTATTTCAATAAATTTTCAATCTCAGAAATGTATTTTTCTATAGCTGCCTTGGCGAAACTATTCTCACTGTAGTTAGCACCTGGACGGGACTTATTCAGTAGATCAGTCGCCTTCTGGATTCGATCTTTAATGTCTGAGTCTGCCGGGAATCTGGCATATATGACTGTGTACTTTGCCATGCTGTCACCTCATACAGATTAGAGTATTAGCTCAATGATAGCACTTTGTTAGCATGTTGGCAAGAGGTTGCTAGTAATGGTATTTTGGTGGCTGGCAGCATATAAGAATAGAGAGGGAGATAAGGCAATATGATTGATCGTAACAAATATCCTATATTGGGTTATGCGCCTGGGGATTATTTCTGTATATGCTGTATCTGTAACCAACAGTTTATAGGCGATAAGAGAGCAGTACACTGTGAGCCTTGTGCTGTTAAGGGGCAACAGAGACTGATAGAGAATAGTATGGGGGCAGGGATATAATGATCGACCACATAACGAATAACATAATGAATAACATTACAACAATAAATGATGGGTTTAATAAATACCCACTACTATACGCATTGATTATTTTGCTCTTTATTTCTCCAATCATTGGAGATGACGACTTCGATTAAATTGTTTGCGGATTAGACACAATTTAGATGTGGTTGAGAAATGTTAAAACGGATAGTTTAAATGAGTGTTTAAAAACAAATGCTATTCATCGCGTTTCCTACCATGTGTATTGTCAAGTAAAACTACTTGACACCTATATATTTTATATTGTCAAGTAAAAGCGGTTTACGGACACAGCCTAGCATCAAACTAAAGTGGCATATCGCACACTTGACGCTCGGTTAATCAGATCAAAGTCACACTAAGCAGCAGTATTTGTAGTGTCAGCCGTGGACATTGCCTGATTTTACTTGTTATTGTTAACACATAATCATAGTAAACCCTGCAAGCCTTGATATTGCTGGATTCGTCTGTTTACACAATCAATATTATCGGACGCAAACAGTTGTTCTGATTAATGCAATGCCAGCCGGGGCGGTGAGATTCGCCATTCCAAACGCCGGTACTTTGCTGGCAGCGGGGCGGGTATTGCGCTGGCGTGATATGCGTGTTAAAAATCCGTTATAAATAAAACTCAATAGAAAATTCAACCAATCCATATAAAACGTGGGTTGGTTTTCTTTTTGCCCATATGTTAAACAACAGAGAGGTGAACCCAATGCCATCGATGCCGCCTGTTCCTGGCAAAGACGTACACAACCCCTTACAAGGTATGCAGCAATCAAAAATAGACTTCTATGGATTAGGTGAAATAGTCAAGAAATATCGCTTTGCCAATATGGGCTACGTTGATATTGCTAACCGGCTTAATATGGATCACCTTGCAGACGGCTGTCCGACAATCTCAACAATGGCTGTTCAACGTTGGTGTAAGAAGAATATCCGTGATGAAGACAACCCTGATTGCAGGGAGAATCAAGAACAGGCTATTAACATCTACGGTGAGAAACGCGATGTTCTTAATTCGATTCAAGATCAAATTGATACTATCAATCTTTACATGGATCAACTGAATAAGATGGTCAAAGAAAAAGGCGATGTTATCAAATTATCTGGACTGATTAAAGATCAGTCTTTTTTAATGCTCAAATGGCTGGCTCAGAAACAGATGATGCTAAAAGATGTCGAAACAACTCAGGACAAGATTTACAACTTCAACAATTTTAATAAGGCTTTGACTATCATCACTGATATGATTAAGGCGAAGGATGTTGCGTTGTATGCCGACATACTGTCTGAGTTGAGTAAAGACCAACAAGTAGTTGAGATGTTGAGGTCGATTGAACCTGAGAAGAAAAAATAGCTTGTTGGCGAATTGTTGGCAGTAGGTATATTTAAACGATTTACATGCCGAAAAACCTACAAGCCTTGTGGTTGTTGGCGTGAAGGCTATTTTTCTTACATTGAGTTTTGCACCTAAGACTTTGCTCGTTGGATGGGGTGATAGAGGGGATTGAATGGATGAATCCTTATTGGAATTTATCAATAGGAATGTCAACGCCACTAATGCCAATGTTGCAATATCGCGTGAATTTGCAGGAAACGGTAGAGAGCATATCTATATTAGTGTTGATGGCAAGCCTTGGTATAACTTTTGGCATGACCCGAACAAGAGCAAGAGTAGAGATTCACCCAAGCATTCTGGTGGCAAGAAACCTTATGTTATGGTGATGACAGAAAAGATAGACGAGTTAAAGAAAAACGGCATAAAGAACGTCGAAGAAATGATTGGTTTTTTGGTCTGTCTTGGAAAGTATATTGAATGGAATACCGGCAGGCTGATTAACGTTAGAAGCAAAAAATCGTTGCTGTACGCTGACATACAAAAGATTTACGGTTGCAGCAATAACAAGCTAAATCGAATACTTGCTGAACTAAAAGAGCATGACCTTCTGTTAAATGCGGCAGAGGGTTATTTTGTTTCACGTTCTTTGATTAAAAAAGGGAAAAGCAAAAATAAGGAATAGAATCAGCAGGAGGAAAGCAATGAAAGTTTACATTTGTTCACTAATATGGGACTACAACGTAGTTTATGGCGGCAACGGAGAAAAAGAAAACGTTCCCAATGGGACAAGAATCGAAGCCGAAATAACGTATCCTGCAACAGAAAAAACGGCAAGCGTAACTTTTAGAGGAACGGTCAAACACAAAGATAGAATCTGCGATATGAACGAAGCGAAGAAAATCGTGGAGGGTATTATAAAATGAGTAGTCCAATGTGGGATTGGTTCGGCTTAACTCGCGCTTCTTATCTAGTCTTACCGCGAACATTACTTTGCGGTATGCCCGAAGAATGGCAAGAGAAATTCGCTAATATGCTTGATGAAATGCGAGAAGTCTACGACTGTAGTCAAATTCAAGATAATTACACAGTTCAACTTCGCGGTGAAAATAATCGCTTTATTAGTGACCCATTGCGAAATTACAGGCATCCTCCTGAGTTGCCATATAGGAAACGAGAAGGCAATAATTGCCCGTTTCCTGATGGTTGCAACGAACGTAAAACCTGCACTAAAACAGAATGTAATGCCGATGTGTGTTCTAACGGATACGCATACAGGATGAGTTAACTTAAAGGAGAATAACAATGAAAATCTGTTGTTGTTCACTAGCAGGAACGTCTGCTTGTGATAAATGCCAAACAAATGACAAGCCAAACAAATACGAGCAAGCCTTCATTGACTTGCCTGACCACTTGATGAAAGAGATTAGCGACTTAATTGGTAAAGGAGAATCAGAATGATTAACGGCGTTGCTCATCTAACATCACCTCTAGGGAGCGAGGGAGAATTTCACAAAAACGTGCTTGAAGCAATTCGCAAACATCAAGAAGTTGGGTTGGAAGTTGAAATTCATTATCAACATACGGCAAATGGATATTCGGCATTGATTATAGGAAGAACAAAGTCCTAACCGCCAAAAGCGGTATTTTTTATGACTAAAATTCTAATCAAAGGAGGTACAAAACGTGACATTATTGCCTGAATACAATCAGCAACACGGAGAAAAACTCCTTGATTGGAAATATCGGCTTATATTCGGCAAGGCAAAGAAAGATGTCAAACTGAGTTGGGACGAAATCAGCGAATTGCTTGGCATTGGCTGTAGTGGCGAGTATCTTAGAAAAATCGCATACGGCGTACTTGAATACGCTGAACATCAAAAGTCGAAATACAAAGATACTGATAAAACCCCTATTGAACAAATGAAGATCGACGACATGGAATCTAAACGGCTTACTATGGAACGCGAGAAAATGCGTATGCAAGACCAAAAGCGCGAATTAAATAACCTGCTACGCGAATACGCTAGAGCCGAGCACATTAAAGAAGAAATAAAAACGGCTGTGGCAGAGTTGGCGAACTCCAAACCGTTAACCGTCAATATCAAGGTGACTAAAAGCGGAACAAGAGAAGCTGTTTTATTGTTGTCGGATTGGCATAAAGGTCAAAACATAGCAAATCATTGGAATCTGTTTAATGACGTTGAATTTAAGCGACGCATAGAAACATTGGTCAGTAAAGCGATTGCCTACTGCCACGAAAACAACGTGCGTCGAATCAACGTATTTGCGCTTGGTGACATGATTAACGGTTTAATTCGTGCTACTGCGAGGATCAACAATACCGAGGATAGTATCAGACAGGTAATGGCGGTATCGGAAACACTTGCCGGAATACTAATCGCATTGGCAGAAGAATTCGACGAAGTGAGACTGTTCTGTTCAAGGGGAAACCACGACAGAGTAACGCCGAATATAAAAGAAAGCATCTCGAAAGAATCCTTCTTTGACATTATCCCTTGGTTCTTGCAAGCGAGACTAGGACACATCAAGGCGATTCAAATAGTGCCGAACGAGTACGATGACGAAATCATTGTAACTGAGATATGCGGACAAACCGTATTTGGCGTACACGGAAATCGTGATAAAGTCGGAAACGTAGTTCAAAATCTTGCGCTGATGATTAAAAAGTTTCCTGATGTGGTCGTGTCGGCGCATCTTCACCACAACATTGAGGATGAAATTCACGGTTGCGATGTAGTGGTTAATTCTTGTCTATGTGGTACGGACAACTACGCAAAAGAGATTCGCGCAACAGCAAAGGCGGCACAGAAGTTGCTTATTTTTGATAGCAACGAAGGTAGGCTCTGTACTTACAATATTAAACTTTAGAGGTGAATAATGAAATACCGAGTTATCGCGGTTGACTTCGACAAGACAATTGCCGAAAGCAATTACCCCCATTGCGGAACGGTCATTCCGAAAGCCGGAGAAGTCCTGCGAAAATATCACAGCGCAGGCGGTCAGATTATCATATGGACTTGCAGAACGAGCGGCGATTTAGACAACGCTGTTCGTTTTTTAATTGACAACAACGTGCCATTTGACGCCGTAAACGAACACCTTCCTTGGCAGATTGAAGAGTTTCACAAATTATTCCCGCACGTTAACCCTGACGGGCGCAAACTATCTGCCGATTTGTACATCGACGACAAAGACCCGTATTCGCAACTTCTAGGTTATGTTAATTGGTCACTCGTTGAAAAACTGTTGGAGGTATAGCAATGTTAGTTTTGTTACTTTCTGGCAAAGCACAATCAGGCAAGGATACCTTGGCTGAGTTTGTCAAAGAATACGCTGAACTTGTCGGCAAGAAAGCACAGCGTATCGCCTACGCTGACGCAGTAAAGGAACTCGCCTATCAGTTCGGCTGGGATGGTCAAAAAGATGAAAAAGGTCGCAGACTCCTGCAACTCATCGGGACAGAAGTCGGCAGAGGATACAACCCTAACATTTGGATTGACAAAGGGGTTGAAAAGCTAAAAACAGCACAACTCAACGGCGTTGATATTGTCTGTATCACTGATTGCCGGTATCCGAACGAAATTGAAGCTATCAAGTCGCTTGAATGGGTGCTAGGCAAGGTTGTCACTGTCAGAATAGAGCGTCATGGTGCGGGTGCTGGCGAAAATGCGAATCATGTCAGCGAGACTTCACTTGATGATTGGCAATTTGACCATACAGTAGAAAACGACACTTCATTATGGTGTTATCGAGAAAACACATTTTGGTTGTTGTCCGATTTAATGGAGGAACAAAATGAATCAGTCAAAGCGACTAGCTGACTTTGCAAAATCAAAAACATTCTTTGATGGCATAAAGCAAGCTACGCAAAGTGAACCTTTAGTCATAAACGGCATTGAATATGAAATTCTTGGTGTTTCGAATAACTTTGACGATGCAACTTGTATTACAGCTAGGCGAGTTGAAATACCGTTTGCGGAGGATTGAAAGATGAACTTTAATTATGGCGAATTAACCTTGATTTGGGACGCTCTTGAAAGACTTCCTAGGTCCTACAGGATATCATACAGGGATGGCAAGGTGAAGTTTGACCCTGTTAGTGTGGACGATGTTAAGAAGAAGGTCATGGCGTTAGCGAAAGAAATTGAAGAACAGGGAGAGACAAAACAATGAACATAGAAACCTTAAAAGCCAAAACCGCTAATATTGTTGGCGAAGATAAAATTCATATGCAGATTCGCGTTCCAAAAGTAACTGACGAGAATCGCAAAGACTATGAAAAATGGCTAAAACAGACTGAAAAACTAGGCATTGGATTTGGCAAATATGATGAACTGTTTCAAGGGAAACGAGAATAACACGCAACAAAAACACTTCTTACAGGAGATAATCACAATGACACTAGCAGAAATCAAGCCAAAACCAGTAAAAAAGCCGTTAAATCGGAAGAAAATGCTGAAAGAATCGCTCGAATATAGCGAAAAGATGGAGGAATACGAGGACAATGGACACTCTGAAGATCAGCAAGATTAAAAAAGCAATTGAAGATACGAGAGGCAACGGAAACACAATGTTTCTAACCCATGCCGTTCAATTCAGCGTTGCAGATATGGTAGTTATGTCGGAAACGGAAAAGCGATTTTATAATAAACACGGATTTCAGAACCTTGTAAGGCTTGATGAAATTGCCACTGACAGACCGTTCGTTCTTGATAACGGCGTTGTTTTTGAAGCAATAAACGAAGCGTTAGAATTAATCGAAAGACTGCGAGGTGATGCCTAAATGCAAAAGCTGATTCAGATTCAGAACGCGATTAAAGCCGCTAGAGGTAATGGCAAATATAAAGTAGACAACGATGTTCTGTTTGCGGCGATTGACGAAGCGTTGGACAGAATTGAGGAATTGGAAGAACATATTGACTGTTTAGAAACGTGTTCTGACGAGTGTAGTGTTTGTCGGTATGACGAGAACAATAACATTTGCGATGATGATAAGGAAGAAAATGACGGTAGCAAGTTTATTTATGAAAATGACACCGTTTTCAAATATGATGCCGAGTGCGATTGCGATAGGTGCAAGGCGATTAGGGAGAAACAGGCTGAATAGCAACCGAGAGGTTGTTTTTTTATTGGTGGTGATACCTTGAACCTAATGGATGAAATTATACAGAGCGAAGGGAAGAGTAGGGACGGCCCTGCTGAATCGCAGAATTGGAAAGAACGATGCGCTAAGTCGCTTGAATTGTTTTGCCAGCATTACTTTCCTGATGTGTTTACATCTGAATTTTGTGAGTTTCATCGTGACGTATTTCGCAAAATAGAAGGGTACATTTTAAGTGGAGATCACGGTGGGCTGAAAAAGTATATGGCGAGAGCTGCACCGCGTGGACATGGCAAGTCGCAGATTATCTCAATGGGATTACCGCTATGGTGTGCTTGCTATGGCTACCGATTTAACATTTTAATCGTGTCCGATACGGCAGAACAAGCGGCGCAGTTTATCAACGACATTAAGGGCGAACTTGAAGAAAACGAAGCGTTGATTGCTGACTTTGGCAATCTTGTTGGTAAGAAAACTTGGAAAACAGATAAGATTGTCACCGCAAACGGCGTTCACTGTTGCGCTAAGGGCGCAGGACAGAAACTTCGCGGGATTAAGTACCGTAATAAAAGACCGGATTTGGTCATTGTTGACGACCTCGAAAACGATGAATCAGTTGAAACCGAAGGACAGCGCAAAAAGCTGTTCAATTGGTTTATGAAAGCACTCTTGAAATGTGGATTCACTGATACAATTTTTATTTACATTGGGACAATCCTGCACTATGAAGCCTTGCTTTACAAAGTCCTTCACGGCAAAGAATTCGGCATGTGGGACAGGAAAATATACAAAGCGGTATACGAGTTTTCACCTAGTCCGTTATGGGATGAATGGGAAAAGATTATTATGGGTGCGGCGATTATCGGCGACGAAGAAAAACGCGACGAGATAGCTTTAACGGCTTATCGGTTTTATCTTGACCATAAAGCAGAAATGCTTCAAGGCGTAAAGTGCCTTTGGACTGAGAAGGAAGACGATTATTACTACAATCTGATGATTGAAAAGGTCATGGATGAAGAATCGTTCAATAGCGAGGAACAAAACGACCCATTGACCGAAGAGTCCCGTGAAATTAAAGAAGCGTGGTTAGAAGCTAATACCTACGAAACCTTGCCGGAAATTACAGAGATATACGGCGCAGTTGACCCTAGTCTTGGCAAAACGAAAAAGTCTGATACGTCGGCAATCGTTATTGTTGGGCGCGGAGTTGATAACTTCTTGTATGTCATGGAAGGTGATGTTTGTCGCAGAAAACCAAATGCAATAATTGACGATATGACAGGATATGTCTTGAAGCATTATGCAATTATGCAAGCAAACGGTGGATTTGTGGTCGAAGAAGATGTTTGGCAAGAATACTTCTCCAACACTATCAAAGACAAATTCGTTGAGCGTGGCATGTACGTCAATTGGATTCCGGTTAAAGACCAAGGAAATAAAGAACTGCGCATTAAATCGCTTGCAAGGCTTATTCAACAAGGATACGTCAAGTTTAATAAAAATCATACTACACTGTGGAATCAATTAAAAAATTGGCCTAAAGGACACGACGACGGTCCGGACGCACTTCAAATGGCGGTTAGTAAATTTGGAGCAAAAGCCGCTATCTGTTTCGACAAAATGCACGTTGGCAGAAATCGAGAACAGCGTTTACCGAATGTCTTCTCAATGATGGGCAGAAGGAGGTGAGAATTTATTGTTTGAAAGTGTAAAAAAATTCTTTTCAGCAAGGCCGAAGAACATTCCCGCCCCGACTGCCGAGCAAACTAATTCGGATTGGTTTAGCAGAATTGGCAATCGTGTTTCGCGCCGATTCCGAACATACGGACTCAATACGGCAAAACAGAAGCAGCTTCGCCAACTATCTCGCAACGGGATTGTCCGGCGTGGCATTGAGCGTATCAAGAAAGGCGTACTTAATCTTGACTATCGCATCGACGCAAAAGGTAAGGTCAACGCCAAACAATTAGAACAGATCAAGCTAGTCATTAACAACATCTTAGAGAATCCAAACATACGACACGACTACCGTTCGTTTTGGGATATGGTTCTTGAAGACTTAATTGTTCTTGACGCAGGAGTATTCAATAAAGTAAAAGGCGGCAACCCTATGCGGCCTTTATTTTTATACCCTGTTGACGGTACAACGATGGAGATTTTAGAGCCATATGACTTCGTTAACCCTGACGGTGATGTGTATGCTCAAAACGCTTCTTGGTTAGGGCAGGAAAAACGATTTAGCACTCACGAAATCGCCTATCTGCAAATGAACCATTTTACCGATACGCCTTATGGTTTATCGCCGATAGAAAAACTGTGGCGGTATCTGAATTACTTTTTGGATGCACTCGACAATGCGGCAGACACGGCGAGTAATGACACGCCAAAATTTATGATTTCCTTTGAAGGCGTAGACATAAACAATACTACCCTAAAGGCATATCGAGAGTACATGGTCAACGAGATCGAAGGCACAAGTCACATTCCAATTGTCGGCGGCAAAGTAAACGCCGTGCAGATTGGCGCGATTAACAGCGATAGCCTTTTCCTTGAATGGCAAAAGTTTCTACTGACGTTGGTTGCCAAGTGCTTTGATTTACCGGAGTCTTTTTTCATCACTAGCGATGTCAATGACAGAAACACACTTGACCAACAACAACAGCAGGTAACGCAAGAAGCAGTTAAGCCATACGCGGATTTGATTGAAAAGGCGATTAACGAACACATTCTCAAAGAATTGGGATATTACAACGTGACAGTCCAATTCGTCTACGAGGAAACCGCCACACAGAAGAAAGAGAAGTCAGACCGTATAGGCAAGGAATACACGCTCGGTATTATAACTCAGCGTCAAGCCTTAACTGAACTTGGATATGCCATTGTTGAAAACAAGTACATTGACATGACTTCCAAGGAAGCGACTGCCGCGATGAACGTTGATTACCCTGCAAATAATGGCGGTTTTAAGGGACAAGGAGATTCCGCTAACGGTTGGGCAAACAAACCGACAACTAACAAGACTGACTAGCGAAGGGAGGTGATATGTTGGACAAAATTAAACTTGAACTGACAAACCTACAATTTACAACTACGCCAAATCGAATCAATGAAATGAAATGGGAAGGCGCAGTAACGAAAATTGGACAGGTTAGCGATGGTATTCCTGGCGGTGCTATGTATCCCGTAATTTGGGAACGAAGCGCAATCGAAGCGGCAATGGATACACTTATCGGCATGCCGTTAAATTGTCGTTGGCCCGAAGAGTGGTTCTCTAATCCTGCGTACGCCTTTACCGGACATGAAGAGCGTTTTGTCATTGGCATGGTGCAGAAGGTCTGGATTGACGGTGACTATTTAATGTGTTCAGGAATAATCTGGAAAGACAATTTCCCCGACGTCGCTTTTATGATTACAAATGCCAAAGAAAGTCTAGGCTTTTCGGTAGAATGTTACGGGAAAAACAAAACTGTTCAGGATGAGATCGAACACGTTTACGAAATGGAATTTACAGGTTTAACAATGGCGTGGAGTAACATCTGTGCCTTTGAAGACACTTTCATCACGCAATTAGTCGCGTGTAGAAAAAATAAGAATAAAAGTGAGGATGATGTTGATATGACACCAGAAGAAATGAAAGCTATGTTGGAAACCTTTACCCAGGGAATTACCGCTACGATTGCAGAGGTAAAAACTGGCGTAGAAGCCAAAATGACTGCAATGGAAGGTAAAATTGAAGCCGCCAAAGTTGCTATTGTTGACCCAAATGCTGAAGAATTAGCAAAGATTCAAGCGACTGTCGATGCTTTGAAAGCAGAAAACGAGCAACTGAAAGCCGCTAAACCTGCTATTCCTGCGCCGACTGCTGCTCAGACCGCTGCAAGTAAGGGCGATATTGACTTTGACAGCGAACGAGACAAGATTAACAAAATGACTTGTTCTAACGAAGAACGCATGAACGAACGCTTTAAGCTGTCCTATAAAGCAGCACAGTAACCCCACAACGAAATACATATGCGAAACTGACTGTCAAAGACGGTCTTTTTTTATGCTCAAAAATGAAAGGATGATGACATAATGCAAAACAAACAAGCAATGTTCCAACTTGATAGCTCTGAGGTATATAACAAGTACCTAAATGCCGCACAAGAGCGCAAAATGACTGCCGCGACCACTCCTACACTTAACAGTGGTCATAATATTCACTTAGCTTTATTTGAAGACACGATTTATGACTACATGCGCCGCGATGTAAGTATCTACAATTGGGTTCCGTCTGTTGAAGCAACTGGACAACCTACGATGTGGTTTGAACAGACTAAAAACCCTGCCAATGAGCAATTTAGTTCTCCGACCACGCTGACCTATAAGGCTGTTGACGACGATTATGGGCGTGTTCCTAAATCGGCAATGATTAAGTGTATCACTAGCAAATTCTCCTTCCCATTCTTCAATACTCTTGTAGCGCGGCAGCAGGGCGTTCTTCCCGACTTCGTGCAGAAAGACATTGCTGATTGGGCTTGGAGCTTCAAGCGGTTCGTCAATAAGAAAATGTACTACGGAACTGATACTGACCTTGCAACTCCGACCACTAACGAGTACATGGGCATTATGACGCAAATCACCAATGCTGTTGCTCGTCTGAAAACCGAAACAACCACTACTATTCTTGACGTTGTTGAGGACGCTATCGCTAACATGGAAAGCGATGTCGTTAACGTGACCGGTACTGCGGCTGACCTTGTTGTGTTTATGAATCCTAAGACTCGCAACAAAATGGTCAAGGAAGAACGCGCAAGAAACAGCAACTTCCGTATGGAAAAAGCCGAGTTGATTCCTGGTTTTAACATTCCTGGTATCGACACCGCCAAAGGTATCATTCCGATTGTTGCCGACCCGTTTATTGACGTTATCGACAACACCGCCAACGTCAGTTACGATCACCCGATCATGATTCTAAACAAGCGTCTGATTGAACGTCGTTACATTGGCGCGAAAGACCCAATGGTATTCGATTGGAACATGGGCAACGACCAACTGTCGGGTGACAAATTAGCTGTCCTGTTTGACAACATCATCGTTCGCGGTGCATCTTTCGGACACGTTAAAATTAACTATCAGTTAGCGAAGTAAGTTAAAGATTTTGGAGGGGTTAATTCCCCTCCAACTTTATTACCGATAGGAGGCTAGAAAATGGCTTTTACCAAAGAACAACGAGAAGCAAAGAAACTTGCGCAGTTAGTTGAGAATCAGGGTGAAAAATCAGAAGTTGTCGGCGAATCTGGTGGAGCAGAGCAAGAAACTACGGAAACAAAAGATGTAGAAACGGAACAACCACCAGAACAGGGAACAGAGCAAGAAACTGCGGAAGAAAAACCGGAATACGTTACGATAAAACTCAACAAGGTAACGGCGTTAAAACTGCTTGGATGCGTGCCTAATTCGCTATATGTACAGGGGAAAAACGTAATGTTTGACAACCTGCAGGCAACTGTTCACGTTGATGTACAGGCGTATTTAGCCGAGCAAGGACTAATTGAGGTGGACTAATGGCTGAGTTAGACAACTACGGTTACGCGCTGAAACTAATTGAATCCTATATTGGCAAGCCGTTAACGGTGCAGACCGTTGTCGAACCAATGGTCAAAACAAACAAGAAGGGTATTGGAACGCTAAAAAACTTGCCTATTGTCGCAGTAACGGAAGTCAAAGGTATTCAACGCAGACAACAGACGCAATTCGGTTTCACCGCTAACAATGTGACCGAAACGACTATAGACCCGACAAGTCTGTACTTTGTTGATGAGTACGGTCATTTCATTGTCAATCTTGATACCGCCATTCTGACTCAGATATGGGGAGAACCAGACTTTTACAAAGTAAAATACACCTACGGGTTCGCCGCAATCCCTGACGAAATTGAAACTGTTGCGCGAATCATCGAATCCAACATCTTAAAGAAAGAAGAAATGGGCGGTCTAAACGGAGTCAAGCAGATTTCAACTCTTGACTTTAATGTGGCTCTGTTTGACGACAAACTCATTTCCAGCAACGAACTCAGCGTCTTGAATAAGTACAAGGGAGTGTAAACAATGGCATTAGGCGGTTTTTTCCCGCAAGAAATCATTCAGATTCGCGGTAAACCGGATGAAAAAGCTGTTCCGTCAAGAGTGGCGAGAAGTTCAACAATCAGTACGATTAACAACAAAATGAATCTGCTTCTACAAAAAGGCACGTTAGTTGCCAATGGCGATGAGATAACCTTCCGCGACGCTTTGTGGTACGCCACAGCACACTCTAAGACGTTCGTAGGGGAAAGTACGCAGATATATAAATGCAACGCCACTATGACGGTTGTGCGACTTGTACCGAAGTACGTTGGAACGAATAAGGTTGGCGATCAAGAGTCAATTATATTGTCCAATGTGCCGATTAACCAATGGGACATTACTGGCAATGTCAAACAATTTGATTTGGGCTTGTTGCCCAGTACAGTAAAGAAACTCATGGTTGGCAAGGTTGACATTCGGATGAAAGATAGGTTGAAGTTTGATGGCAAAAACTTTCAAGTTGACAACATCGACGACGGTAAGCTGGAAGGACTTTACGAAATCCAGATAAGCCAAGACAACCGTCCTACGGTGCTATAATGTCAAGCCCTAATGTAGTTATGGTCATTGACAAGTGGACACGCATTATCTGCGCTAGAGTTGAAGCGAAGTGGGCAAGCCACAGTCAGATTAAAGGGCAGAAAGAGATTGACCAGTTTACTGCTGTTGTTGGCAATACGATTGTTGGCACGATTCGCGCTTCGGGAATGGCGGCATGGATTGAAGAATTCGGGAGTGGTCATTTGCTTGACCGTGACAATCCCTATCTCGAAGCCTACAAGCGTTCTCCGATGTGGAATAAAGAGCGTGAGTATGAGGGCAATGAGTGGGTTGGCAGAGAAGCAGGGGCAACTGTTTATCGTCCCGATGGCAGTACCGACACTTCGTCCGGCAAGGCGCACGTTCAAGTTAACCGGATGAACAATGCCAGTTATCGCGAAGATGGCGCAAGCGGTCAATACGGTTTGCACATGGAACATGACTTGAACCGTTCTGGCAATAATCCTGGCTATAAAGCAATTGAGCCGATGCACGTTATAAAATTTGAGGTTGAAGCGGCAATGCCTGATATGTTAGAAGACATTGGCAATGCGGTTGCACAAGACATATTGGAGTTGATTCCGCTTAAAATTGACATTTACGTTTAGCGAGGTGGTGGTTTTTGATTGAAAGACACGATTGATTTTCAAGATGAACTGTTCGACTTGTTCCGCTTCGACACAGAATTGTGTTCGCTGTTGCCGGTTCTTGATTCCGCAAATATTGAGGAATGTGACACAAAGATAAAGCGCATCATTCAAGACCCGACAATTATAACGGCAGACGGATTGCCGTTTTTTGATTTCACCTTCACTGATGCGATAGCAACAGGAAATTACAAAGTCAATAAGGGATATTTGGAGTTTAATATCTACGCAGGTTCGAGGTATATTGCTGCGAATCAAATCGCCAAGGCAATTGACAGAATCATAAAGGCCAATTACGAAGGATTGCAAAAGTTTGGCCCGATTCAGGTTGGTTGCCCTGTCAAAGATATATTGCAGTTTCGGGTAATTTATAAACCACTTGTCGCCAGTTAGGGCGGCTTTTTTATTTTAGTTTGAAAGGATGATGTTTGAATGGATTTGATTTTTCACGGTGTAGGCGAAAGCGTACTAAAGTTTAATGACGGCTCTTTTGTTGTTATTGACTCAGCGCAAGACCTGTCTATCGCTTCTAGTGCGACGACTGTTGAGGTTGAGGGTGGTGACAGTCTTTACGCTCTAGCAGATTTTGTTAGTAAGAAATCGGACAAATTAACGATTACAAATGCCGTTCTAAATTTGGAAACCATTAAAGCGCAAACCGGCGCAGAAATTACTGCTGGCTCGGAAGTGCTATTTAACGACAAAAAGACGATTGCGACAGGCGCGTGTACGCTTAGTCAAACGACAGGAGTTATTGTTGATAGCGTTGCAGCACAAGTTGTCAATGCTAACGGAACTAAAACGCCATTGGTTAATCTTGGTGCAACCGGAACGCCTACTGCTACACAATTTACCGTTACTGCGGCAGGCGTAGTTGCGGTAGACACAACTCTTAACGACAAAGTAGTTGAGTTTTCCGGTTATTACACCGATGCAAACGGACAAGTTGCCAAGTTGCTTGAAACCACACTACCGAAGGTTTGTGAATTCCGTCATACCCTTTTGTCTGAGGAAAGCAATGAAGATGGCAAACAATATCGCATTGACGTTCGCGCCTTCAAGTGCAAACCTAGCGGTGCATTTACCTATGACGCAAAGAAAGGCACAGCATATGCGCCTAAATTGGAGTTCTCGATTCTGAATCCGAAACGGACTGACAAGCGAGTTTTGGACTACAACGTGACTGTTGTTGAGTAATTAACTGAATGGCCCTGCTCTTAATTGGGCAGGGCATTATTTTTAGGGAGGTTAAATAATGTCAGACCCCTACATGATTACAGACAATGAAATTCTTGGCAGAGACGAGAAGATGCACGAAGTCAAGCCGATGCTACTGAAATATACCGATAAGGTTATTTCGTTGTCAAAGAGACTTGTTCGTGACGACGTGATGTTTGCTAATATCATGCCGCCAAAGTATGAAAACGGCTTGCCTGTTATTGACGGAAAGGGTGATATTGTCACAGACAAAGAGCCGTATAAGGCGATGATTGGTCTGCTTGAAATCGCCACTAACGAGAGGAAAACACAAATTGAAGAATGGTGCGATTTGGCGATAGCACAGGAAATTCTTGATCGGTTTTATTGTATTAGTAACCTAAAAAAAAACATGAAGGAAAAGTAGAACCGCCAGACCTGTCTAAGATAAGGGCGTGGTTCGCAGAAAATACAAGCATTGACCCTAAAAGACTGATGAATGAATATACCGTGGCAGAAGTTGAGGACTTAATGAAAGGTTTTGAGTCAAACAACAAGCAGTCCAATTCTTCCGGCAAAGCGTTAGATGGTAAAGATGCCATTAATGTCTTAATAAACAAGAAACTCTAGGCGGTATACCGCCTTTTTACTTTGTAAATAACGGGCGGTGATTAAGTGTCCGATGAAAACAAGAATATACAGATAAACCTAGCACTCAACAATGGAGAAAAAATACCGACTCTGTTAAGACAATTGCAACAGGTCAAGCAATTAGCAGATACGGCGTTTCAAAAAGCATCACAAGGCAACGTCGAATCCGCAAAAAGTTTAGAACGGTTAAACGGAATTTATGACAAGCTAGTCAGTAAAATCCAACAGTACAACAGCGCATTGACCGCAGGTACAGGTAATGACAAATGGCTTAACAGTCAGTTGAAGGCAATGGAAACGCAAGAACGACTGTTAGAACGCCAAAAGAAATTAGCCGAAAGTTGGAAATACGATAGCACACCAAAGGGCGACCAATTAGAGTTTGGTGGCCCTGTTAAGCAAAAAGGTTATGCCAATCCTGAGTTTGTCGCGCAGATGAAAGAGCAATTTGCGGCACGACAGGCTATACAAGAAGCACAAGAGAGAACGGCAATTGATTCAAACAGACGGATAGCACAAGCTGAAGCAAACAGGATAAAAGAAACGACAAGTCTATTGCGAAAACAGATGGAAGAATCGGCAACGGCGAATCTATTCCGGTCTTATTCGTCGCAATTATCCGGTATACGAAGTGAAGCGCAGAAGTATTTCCAGCTTATTCAATCCGGTACAGGCGATGTTGAAGCACATAAACGCAAATACGCCGAACTGAAGACAAGTGCAGAAGGCGTATTTAGCACTATGAACAGGTTCAATAGAGACTTTGGACAACTCGACAGAAGAATATTCAGCATGTCGGAGAGTTTGAATTACTATTTTGCGAAAGCACGCAGTCACCTTTCTTGGATTGCATCAGGCGCAATAATCGCAGGACTAATCGCCGTTCCTGTTCAAATCAGTCACATCACCAAAGAAACAGAAACTTTAGGGTTGAAAATCAAGCAAAACCTTGAATTGATGGACAAATACAAGGACAGTCACGGCGCATTAGAATCAGACGTAAAGCATCTGTCTGACGTTGCTGGCGTGTTTGCTGTCGGTTATCAGACAAACGTTACTGATGTCATGGAAATGATGCAGATTCTTTCTAGACGTTTTAAATCGCCGGAAGAATTAACATACTATACGAACATGGCATTGATTATGCACAAATTAGACTTCGTTGCGCCTAAAAAAGCAGCAGAGGACTTGGAAGCAGTCATTTTGTCTATGGGGCTCGACTTCAAGCAAGCAAGGCTTTTTATCGACCAGTTTAGCGTAGCTGTTCACTCTGCTCGTATTACAGGAACCGACCTTTTGTCTGGTTTGCAACGTTCTGGCGCGACAATGAAGAACATGAATCTCAATACCGCAGAAGCTATTGCGATGATTTCTACATTGTCAACCGTTACTGCTAAAGCGGGGCCGAACATCGGCGCGGCATTAAACTCCGTATTGGTAAACATCGACTTCAAGAAAGCGGCGCAAGCATTAAAGGCGTACAGCATTGAGGTCTACGACGCAAACGGAAACATGAACAAAGGCGTTGAAATCTGGCGCGAAATAGCAAGAGTCTTTAATGGACTTCCTGATAATAAAGCCAATGAGTTTGCGAACGCAATGAGTGGTGGTAAGTTCAGGGCAAACGACATGAGGGCGTTGCTGGATAATTGGAATGAGTTTGAAAAAATACTCACGAATATTAACGAAAAAGCGTCGCCGGAATTAACATCAAAACTCTTGCAGACAGCAATGGAATCTTACCAAAACGCATTAAACAAAGCGTCTGCATCGCTTCAAATACTTGGAATGACACTCGGTAACGAAGCGTTGCCCGCATTGAAAGAAATGACCAACGGCTTAACGGAAGGCGTACAGTGGCTAACCAAGCACAGAGAAGAAGTATCGAAGGCAATGGAAGCTATTTGGCTAATCAGTAAAGCATTAGTTGCTTACAAGACATATCAGTTCCTAGCGAACACGCAAGCCGGTAACTTTGCTGGCAGAATGATGGGCATTGTTAGCACATCGGCAACGTTTACTGGCGCAGTAACGTCAATTGGCAGGTCGTTCCTTGGCATTCTGCCTGCGATTGCATTAGCAAGTGCTAAACTGGCTATTTTCTTAGCGTTGGCAGAAGCAGCAAGCAAAATCGGCAGCAAACTGTCACAGAACAATCAAGAAAAAGAGTTTCTTGAAAGCGTCCAGGGCGCAGGTTCACGCGATGCTGGTGGTGGCAGAGAGTTAACGGCAGAAGAAAAAGAAGTTATCGAAGCTATTGACGCTAGAAACGCATTTACTAATAATGTTGACTTTACTCCTTCTTGGGAAGACAAGGGAAAAACATTTGAAAGATTAGACAAGAAGGTTGCAGAGAAACTTCAAAAAGTGCAGATGAGCAGAAGTCTTGACGGTGTAAATGCGCTGGTAGAAGCGGCTGCGAAGAAAATGTCTGACAAGCCTGTTGATATTCAAAAGCTAACCGACCAAGTGACAGGACAAGACATCGGCGGCGGCGGCGGCAAAGGCCCTGCCAATCCTCCTGACCCCGCTGTTATGACTCGTAAGCGTGACCAATTTGCACTTCAACAGCAGTACAACGAACTACAAAATCAGTCCAAAATATCGAACCTGCAATATACAGATTCGCTTGAACGGTTATCGATGGTTGAAGACATCTACGGCAAGACCGTTGCAACCAACACAGCAAGAATTGACTTGCGGAATTACCGCGTAGGTCAACTAGGCACACAATACCGTAATGCAGAAGATATGTTGAAATCGTTTGAGGAACAGCTTGATACGGCAATAGCTAAGGACAAAGACTTATCGGCTCAGATGAAGCAAGTCTATGTTGATTGGGACAATATGTCTAAGGCGCAGAAGTATGAAGCCGTCAAAGACAATAACGACCTAAAAGGCAATTATACGCTGATGAAGTGGCTAATTGACAAAGTTGGCGAATTAAAAGTCAAACTAGCCGAGTTAAAGGGTGAAACAAATAAGGTTGCTAACGAGAATATCAAATTGGCGACCTCTGGCTATTTTAGCAGAGAACAGACATACAACCGCAATCTTGAAGCATCCAACCGAAACACAAGCCACGCAACAGCAATGGCGACTAACGAGTACGATCCATATAACGACAAACAGTTGCTTGCGATACGGATACAAGGCGCAAAGGCGAATCAAAAGCTATACGATGCTGAGTTGTTGGGGCTAAAGGCTGAATTTGAAGCGGCTAAGAAGGCTTACGACGACGAGGGCGATTTTAAGGTTAAACAGTCTCTATTGTTTCAAGTCGAGCAAACACAGCTTGCTTACGATAAACAGAGACAAATAGTTGAACGCACGACCAAGGAGATTGCCGATTTAGAACAATCGAAAAACGACAAGATCAATAGCGGAATGGCTGGCATTGTTAGTGATTTGGCTATTCAAGGTAATTCACTGAAAGATATTTGGAAAAACTTGTGGTCAGGACTTGCTCAAGAAGCTATTAATCAACTTTTTAGAATTAAAGGCGCACAGTCTAGTGTTCTTGGTAATTTGCTCGGCTTTGGTGGTGAAAGTTCTGCCACAAAAGGTCTTTCCGACTACGTTGCTATGCCAACTTTTGGCAGTAGTATCCCTCAATTTGCTACAGGTGGTAGAAATAGCAAAGAAACCATTGCGCATATTAGCGAAGGAGATAAAGCAGAATGGATTATCCCAACAGCCGACAAACAGCGCGGGCGACAACTCTGGCTACAGGCTGGCGACGAACTGGGCATGACTACAGAAAGAGTTCCTTACTTGAAAGACCCTGACTTGGCTCAAAAATTCTCATCTGGCGGTGAAGGGTTGTCAAGTACCGCACATCTGGCTAAACTTGACACGCAAAACGCCTTAATGCTACAGCAAAATCAGATGCTGGCGGCAATCGCAAATAACAGTCAAGGCGGCGGTAATGTCGCCGTTTTGCAAGTACAAGCAAGCGACGAACAGATTTTAGCCGCAATCAAGCGTAATCCGCAAGTACTAGCAGGACTAATGCGGCAGGCACAGTCTGGCAGAATGTAAAAAAGGAAGGCTTATTTGCCTTCCTTTTGTTGTACCAACTCTAAAATCTTGTCAACATACGAGTTGTTATCATATCCAATGAAGTTCGACGTTATTAGCGGATTGTTGAAGACTGTTTTATTTCCGTTTGCGTCAATCGATTCGTAGTATGTCATACAATAGTTTTTGGAGTCTTTATCAATATACCAAACAATTTTCTTGTATGGATTGCCATTCTTTTCGGTGATTATTGTTCCTTTAGCCATATCCCAATGCTTTACCTGTATAGACCTAACCGTGTTTGTATCTATATATGTGACGAGTCCTTTATTATCGGTGTCAACGACAACTTTTTCTGCAAACGCCACATTCCCAATCAGCAACATGACTGCCAAAACCAACAAAATCTTTCTCAAAGCGTCCACCGTCCTTTCGCCTACAGTATAACCAAAATTATACAAGCTATGCAAGCAATATTTTACTTTTCTGATTAATTATATGTTTTTTAACTGAATATGGCGATTGTCCTCTTGTTTTTGTTGGTAACCTATTGACATGATTAGCTATGATGAGTTATAATTAATCATAGCTAATCAAAGGAGGTAGGTTATGGATGAACTGTTAACCAAAAAAGACCTTTGCCAATGGCTTAAAATCAGTATTCCTACTGTTGATAGGTGGAGAGCTGAAGGTTTGCCGTTTAAGAAGGTTGGGCGGCAAGTTCGTTTTGAAAAGTCAGAAGTTGAATACTGGCTTGCAAAACAAAACAAAAAGTAAGAGGACTTTCGCAACCCCTCCAAGAGTACCGAAAGTCCTCAACCAAAACCCTTCCGACAAGAGCTTGCTGCAGAAGGTGTTTCCTTAATTGTAGCAGATTGCTCTCCTGTCGGCAAGAGGACAGAAGGAGAGGGAAATATTGAGTAATTTAACATTGGTAAAATCAGAAAGTTTTGGTAATGTGCAATGTGATTTTTATAAGGACAGTAAAGATGTTTGGATGACGCGGCGGCAAATTGGTGACTCGCTTGAATATGAAGACGGCAACCAGGCAGTCAAGAACATTCACTTGCGCCACAAAGATCGACTTGATAAGTTTTCAAGGGTGGTTCAGATTGAGACCCCCTTCGGAAAACAATCAACTACGGTTTATTCAATGAAAGGCGTATACGAAATATGCCGTTGGAGTCAACAAGCGAAAGCCGATGCGTTTTATGATTGGGTTTATGAAACGCTAGAATCATTACGAAATGGCGAATCAAAAATAGTCAACATTGCCGAATACCGAAGAATGGAACTCGAAGCTAAACACAACAACTCATTGGCAAGAAGGGCAAATGCTCTTTTGAAGATCGAATCTAGATATAGTGACTTATTGTCGCCACAATCTAGGCAACTTATTGTAGGTGAAGCGGTAACTGTTTTAACAGGGAAAGAGTTAATCGGTAAACCGCAGATTCCGATTACATACACGGCAACGGAGATTGGCAATATTGCTGGCGTATCTGCTAACATGATTGGTAGACTTTCGGAAACCCATAAGATAAAAACTGACGAATACGGCATATGGGTTCTTGATAAGTCGAAACACTCGTCAAAACAGATTAGAAACTTCCTGTACAACGAAGCAGGTAAGAATAAGATTCTGAGTCTGGTCGGCAAGCGCAACAACCAATTGGCAGGAGGATTGCAATAATGCGAGAAGCAATTAAGCAATACATAACAGACTTTTCAGCAGCTATACGGAATGACGACACTGCCGTTGATGAGTTTCGTCCCTGTGTCGACTTAGACTACAATAAAGAGCAATGCGAAGGTTGCAAACTTTATGAAATTTGTGGACTGATAGCAGAAGACAACAACGGTTAGCTTATTTTTTTTAGCATATTTGCTACTGAGGAAGCAAATTAAAAATCACAGTTTTAAGGATTCGGTTCAGCCGAGTCCTTTTTTCATGCCAGAAAGGAGGTATCAGATGAAAGAAAACTTCGATCAGTTTATCGGAATACCGTGGAAGTTTAATGGCAGGGATAAGGAAGGATTGGATTGTGTAGGGATGTGCGCCTATATCTACGATTATTTCGGTTGGAAGCAGACTTGGACTGATGGAAAGCCAATTGAGGAAGGTTGGTACAAAACTCAGCCGTTGAGAATGTTACTTTGGCTCAGAAGAAACTTTATACCGACTAAAGACAGAAACCTTCTCAAAACTGGCGACATTCTTCTTTTCAAAATCTCTGGCGAACATCATCTAGGGGTATACGAAAAATATGGTCAGTTTATCACAATCATGCCGCCTTCTCATCGCGAGTTTGGCGGTACTTCTTTTCGCGCTAGGCTGAATCAGTACGAATCAGCAGTAGTCAGCTACTACAGGAGGTGACTTGATGGACACATTCACTTTCAAGCACTATCAGGAAGTCGATATGGACGATCAGGCAAACAACTTTCGTGTTGAGTTTGGAACAGGCAATGAACAGATTCAACGCAAAACGGTAAACGGCATATTAAAATGGACATTGCCATTCCGTGGAGATAAAACAGACTTTGATGAGTTATATGCGTTTTGGAACAGTCACAAACATGGTGAACAATTTTATTGGATAGACCCCGTAACAGGAACACAACATGTTTGTACGTTTTCCAACGACAATTTTCAAGTTAAAGAGAAATATGGTCACGATGAAACAGGGTATGGCATGAAGGCGTTTGATTCGGTTGAACTGATACTCCGCAAGGTTTGGGGTGTTGCGTAATGCTTTTGCTCCCAACCAAGATGGCACTCGCCAAAGAAAAGTCGAGTGTCTTTTTTATTACCCTTTACGCTTTTCACCTCATCAACGAAACGCTTTATTTTGCCGCTTGCGATGAAGACATTCCTTGGTATCTCCCACGAACGGAAACGCCAATTGTCTACAAAGCAATGCCAATTCAGATTGAGACAGTAAAATCGTCTGTCGATTCCAAGGTTGACAACGTTTCCCTGTCGGTCAGTAATATTGACGATGCGTTTACTGGCGCATTGTTTCAAGGGTATGAATTCAGAGGTAGGTTAGTTGAAGTTTTTCAAATATCTTACCCTGAGTCGTTAAACGAGCCGACAGAATTTAGACCGATGTTCTGCGGTCAGTTAGACGACCCCGAACTCGACGAAAAAGAAAAAACGTTCAAAGTCACACTAAAAAGCAACTTTCCCAACACTCAACCCGGACGGACGTTTATGCTGAGTTGTAACGCAATTGATTTTGGCGACATGGAAACCTGCGGTGCAAGCAAAGTCACTCTTGCAGGAATTGTACAACCAGGTTCTAACCAAAACAACATTTACATTCAACAGACAATGGCAAACGACTATTGGCAACACGGCATGCTTACTATTGCTTTTGAAACACGGAAAATCATCTCCAACACAGGCAATTACATTGAAGTTGAGTATCCGTTTAGTTTTGCGCCGACAGGTAGTTATACCATTGAAACCGGTTGCTGCAAGAGTGAACAAAACTGTATTAAGTGGAACAACTTAATTAATCGAAGTGGTTTTCCGGCAATACCGTTCGAAATGAAAATTATTAGCTAATCTTCTTGTAAGGGAGGTGATTTAGTGGGAAAAAAGAAAGGGAAAATATTTGCGTCCATATTTGGATTTGCGTTGGGCTTTGCTAATCCTGCATTTTTTGGTGCTGGAACTGCCTCTTTTACTGCCGGTATGTACGGCGCATCTTTAGCGTCTAACCTATGGTCGATGTCGCATAAACCGAAAGTCACGCAAGACTACGGAAGATTCGATAGCCTTATGAACACCATCAGCAGCGAAGCGATGATTCCAATTATATATGGAAGGCGCAAGTGGGCAGGGAATCAAACCTATCACAAGCCGTCTGCCGACAAGAAAAAACTCGTAAAAGACGTTGTTCTCTGTGAAGGCGAGATTGAATGGATAGAATATGTAGCCGCAAACGATATGCCGATTTACGATACGCCTATTGTCAAGATAAAATATACAGGCGCGGCAGAAAAGGCAACCTATTCCGTTAAAAACAGCATTTTTTCCTTGAATTTTTATCACTTAGTTGATATGGACGGCAGTATGGAATGGACAGAATATGGTTCAGGCCTTTTCGGAGGAAGCAACCCATATCCTCCGTTGACATTTGACATGATCGACAAACAGCCAATTGATTTATATAATTGGCTAAACCAACAAGTGGGATTTCAAGCGATAGAATTGGTTTCGTATTTTGCATTGTCAACAATTCCTGACAAGGCTAAGTCCGCAAGCAATACAGACTTCAAAAACGTATTCGGTTCATTAATCATCCCTGGACTTCCAGGATGCTCATATGAATTTCACAATGGTTCTCCCGCTCAACAGCCGCCAAGCAACTATGCCGATGTTGGCAGTTATAAGAATATGGCATGGTTGCGTGTTACATTGACATTATCAGAAAAACTACAGGGCAGTAACCCGACAATTACATGTGTTGTTTATGGCAAAAAGGTTAATGTGTATCGCAACGGTGCGTGGTATTATGAATATTCGGACAACCCTGTTTGGTGCGTTCGTGATTACTGCCTATCTCGCCGTTATGGTCTTGGAAGATGGTTTACGGCAAGCGACTTTGACAACGATGCTAACCTTGAATCTGCCGATTACTGTAATGCGGCAGTTAGTTACAAAGACGAAAATGGGGTTATCCGGCAGGAGAAGCGATATAGTCTCAATATAATTCTTGACCAAAAACGTGATGCCGTTGACCAGTTAAGTGATATGCTCTGCAATTTTGCAGGGTATTTTTCTTTCAGTCCGTATAGTGTAGCGATTCGGATTGAAAAAGAAACCAGCAAATCATATGACTTTACCGACGCAACGATTATTACAGATAGTGTTAAATTTGGTCAAAAGCCTAGTGACGAAAATTTTAACCGATATACGGTAGGTTACTTTGACCCGAATAACAATTGGACACAAGTCAAGGTGCTGTTAGAGGATTTCCCTGGACAAAAGCAATCCGGCAAGGTTGTCAATTCCGACGTAACATTTCCCGGAACTCTCAGCCAATCACAGGCTTTGCGATTAACCAGACTGCTGAAAGATGTGACAAAACTCTGCTCAATCAACATGAGCTTTCAGACGGCAACGATGGCGATGCACCTGCAATGTGGCGACGTTGTGCATGTGACGTACAAAAATTATTTTACCGCTATGCCGTTCAGAATACAGGCAATTGATGAGAATAATGGCATTTGGACACTAACGTGTCGGCAATATAATGGTTCGATTTATAACGATCAGTTGGGCGCAGAGATTCAAGTTAAAAATTACAACTTTATCGCAAGTCCGCTTGTTGGTGTTATTCCGGAAGTTTCCGGTCTAACCCTGTCGCAGACGTACTACAGACAAGGCGATGGAACAATTATTTCCGATATCGGTATTAGTTTTAACACGGCTAGTTATCAGTTTTTGCGGCAGTATATCGTTGATTACAGTATTGACAACGGCGTAAATTGGACGAATTACGTTAACACTTTGGACAACCAAGTCGTATTGCACAATGCGATTGTCAAAAAAACTTACTTGATTCGCGTCCGTGTGCAAAATACCGCAGGCAGAGTGTCGGGCGGATTAGTCTCTGATTCGTTATTCGTAACCGGCAAAGACAATCCTCCTTCAGACGTAACAAGGTTGTCTGTTAGTCAAATTGACGACAAATTGCACGTTGCGATAATTCCCAATACAGACCCAGACCTGCGCCATTACGAATTACGGTTAGGCGTAACTTGGGAAGAGTCCGAGAAAGTAACGATTTTTTACGATCAACTAATTACAATTGATGCGCCACGCGAAGGAACGTTGACGTATTTAGTTAAGGCGGTTGACAACTCAGGAAACCAGTCGACGAATGCAACAAAGTCTGTAGTTAACGTCTTTAACTTGCCTATAAAAAACGTTATCGCACAACGCGAAGAAATATTGTCGTCGTGGTCTAACACAGACGATAAATGTTTCTTAGACGGCACGCAACAATGGCAATTAAATAGCAAAAAAACACTTGGAGAGTTTGCATTATTTGCCGATTTCTTTAATTCTCAGTTCGAGAAGAACGATAACGCCGAGTTGATTTTGCCGGTTGTTGATCTAGGGCAGAACATTATCGAAGAAGGCTTTTTCTTTGTCGACGGACTAGGCAATGTTCAAATTAACTCAATTGAAATACTCGGTTCGTTTGTGCTTTTTAGCGAGTGGTTTAATGCCGCTCTTACTCCACAACCGGTTAAGTATGTTACTCAGACGTTTATTAAGTTTGATGTAATATACTCGAAAAGCATAAATACAGAATTGACTATTGAGTACCGAACCAGTATTGATGGTCAACATTTCGGTTCGTGGACACCGATTTCTATTCGTCAGTTTTTCGGTAGATATGTGCAAATTCGCATATTGCCTAAAACGCTAAACGGAATAACGCAAATAGTTATTTCGTCGGCAACTCAGGCAATTGATGTGCCGGATGTTGAAAATATCGTTGTCAATAAAGACATTCCTGCACAAAAAACGCGAATTGTTTTTAATCGAAAATTCTACGCAACGCCAAAAAGTCTTGCAGTTTACACACAAGACACTACCGGAAAATGGGCAAGTAACAGAACAACAAATATAACAAATGATGGTTTTGATTTAGAAATATTAGACGGCGACACGCTAGTCGCAGGGAAAATGCAAGAAGCGAGAGCGAGGGGATATTAATTGCCATTATTTGAAGAAGGAATGGGTGGGACGCAGGGATTCAGTAAGCTAAACGGACTATTTGACCCTGCAAGTGCAGACTCACATGACCATAGCGGAATAGACGGCAAGGGGGAGAAAATACCCGCTGCAAACATCATAAACGACGCCACCGGCAACCTCCCAGCCGGAACCGTGGCGAGTCAGTTGGCGGCATTGGACGGTAGAGGTCTTGCGTGGTTTAAGGCTGAAACATACGCAGTCGGTGACATAGTTTACAGTCCTAACCTTCCGAGTTACGCCTACGCCGAGTGTATCCAAGCAGGTTCAACAGCAGCGACAGAGCCGACATGGCCTGCGGTTGGCAGCACGGTGGTAGATGGTACTGTGACATGGATTGTACGAAGCATCACGAAAGTTGCAGTAGCTAATGGAGGTACTGGCGCAAGTGACGCGGCAACATCCAGGGCCAATTTAGGAGCTATGGTCGCTCCAGTTGGCGGCACAGGATCGAATTTGCCAGGAGAGGTAAGAGTAACGCTTTTTGGCTCTGGCGTACAACCGGTTGTTCCGGCAGGCGGTACATGGCTTTGGTTCACTACTTTAGTATTCAGTTCTTCCGCGCTTACAGTAGTAGGGGATCAATCCTATTACGGGGCAGGTGTTGCAGCAGGAGGTGCTAACATTAGTACACCAGCCGTAGGTTATGTAAGAACATTTATGTTTTGGAGGATTGCGTAATGATAAAAAAACGCCATGACGGAACCTATGAGATTTTGAATAACGGACTGCCTTATCATGTTTTGCAGACTGACCCGATATTTGCTGAAGTCGATAGCTATGCGCAGGCTCATCCTGATGAGGTTGAGATCGTGCCTGCGCCGCCAGGGCCGACGCTGGAAGAATCAAAAGAGACCCTCCGCGCAGCAATTAACACCGAACGAAACCGGCGAGAAATGGGCGGCTTTACCTATCTTGACAAAACTTTTGACAGCGACCAAACTAGCGTGACCCGTATCAATGCTGCAGTCAACACAGCGGTTGCGGCTATCCTGACTATCTCGGTTTTTTCTGTGGAGTGGACATGCAAAGACAACTCGACAATCGCTCTGGATGCTCAGCAGTTCCTTGGCCTTGCATCAGCACTGGCGCAACACTCAAACGCCCAGCACGTGCGAGGTAGGGGGTTAAAAGATCAGACTGAAGCAGCGCAATCAGAAGCGGATTTGGTAGTAGTTGAAAACCTATTAAACGAATGGAAGGCAGAGGCGTAGGCCTCTATTTTTATTAGGGGGTGGGAGCGTTCCTGCCAATACAACGGGTAGCAAAATGGGGAGAGTGGAGTTGATGTAGATTGTCAGAAAAAGACTTTCAGCAACAAGTGTTAGAGCGACTATCGGCGATTGAAACAAACGGGCAGTATTTCAGCGAAGGGTTAAAAATCATTCGCGAACACGGCGAGAGAATCACGGCGGCAGAAGCAAGTTCAAGTTCGGCACATAAACGGATTGACGGGATTTATCTGACTGCTGGCATGTTTGGCGCAGTCGCCGGATGGGTTGCTGATTTTGTCGGGAAGTGGTCAAGAGGTCACTAACATGAAATTTATTTCCAGTCTGATGTATGAAAACGGCGAGGTGTCCGCAGTGCGGTGCTTCGCTGTTTATCTTATCATCATGGCGATGCACGCTTACTATGAAGCAATGTACTCCGGCAAGACATTTAGTCCCGAACAATGGGTAATTCTGCAAGACACTATCCGTGGTGGCGGTGCTGGCGGTGTAGGTGCGTTGCTAGTGAACAAGGCGTACAACTCTATTTTTAATACGCCACGAAATGAGTATATGAGAAAGTCTTTGATCGGCGTAAGCGAGCAAGCCAGCAAAACAGGCGCAAACGGACAACAACTAAAGCTATGAGGTGATTAAGTGTTAGGAGATTTGTCAAGCAAATACGAATCAAACGGCGACCCTGCAACTGTTTCTAGCGGTTGGGGTGATGCTGGCGGTGTGAGTTATGGATGTTATCAGTTAGCTTCAAATACAGGTAGCGCAGACAGTTTTGTCCGTTGGTTACGAAATAACAATCACCCTGCCGGAAATATTCTCGGTCAACATACTCCTGGTAGCAGGGAATTTTCAGCAGCTTGGGTTTATTGCGCTAAGAACATAGCAGACTTTGGTTACGCTCAACACAACTATATCGCCTATGCTTACTTTGAACCTGCTGTTGAATTATTGGCAGAGGCAGGGTTTCACATTGAAAATCATCAACCTATAATGGCAGACGTTGTTTGGAGCCGAGCGGTACAATACGGAACAGGTTATATTGTGGAAATGTTTGAAGATGCAGTTCATTCGCTAGGATACGAAAATCTGTCATATGTTGATGCGCCGAGATTCGATGCAGACATGATAAAAGCTGTGTATCTCAACGTCTGCATGACTGAGGAATGGACTAATGGAAGTCCCGCTCTACGAGAAGGGCTTTATAATCGGTTTCAAAATGAATGCGACGATGCGCTGATAATGTTGGAGGGATAACATGATAATTGACGACGTAACAGTCGAAGCAGATGTGAGCATACCGCAAGAAGTTCTTGTTCAAGAAGTTGCCAATGAACGGATTATTTGGTTGGCGAAAAATAAAGTATTGGGCAGAATGGTTTTTACTATTGAAGGTGACGAAATTCTAATCGAAGCGTTTGAATTGTCAAAAATTAGGAGAACCGCCAGAATTACAGGCTATCTCAGTAATGTTGACAACTTTAATCTTTCAAAAAAGAAAGAGCTCGAAGCAAGAAAACCGCATATAACATTTTAACGCTCAAAATTGCTTCTTTAAGGCACGTTAGTTGTTTTACTGGTATTTGTACCCAAAAACGGTTAGCGTGCCTTGTGGCTTAATCTGGCTAGAAATAATAACATTGTGGAGGTAATATTTATGTCTGACGAAAAGAAATTAGATGCTGCTGAGCAAAATGTTGTCCAACAGATAAAAGAACTTCTTGAATCTGCCAATCTAACTAAAAAGGAATTGGAAGATGTGAAACAAGCGATTGACCTGTACCTAAAAGCAATTTTCAAAGAAGCGTTTTTAGGAATCATTACTAGAATTAAATCACTTGTCAAAATCCTTGAATCGTATCTTGGCAGACCGTTTCTATATGTTTCTGTTGCCTATCTGTTGCTAAAACAGATAGGGGTGATTTAATGTTTACCGCTTGGCAGAACAAAGGCACGATATTTCTGTGTATAATCTTCCTTGTTGTCGGTGTCTTTATAGGGAAGACATTCTATTCAAAGACTGAGGTTCAGATTGTTGAAAAGCCTGTCAAGATAACGGAAACCGTCAAAGTTAAAGGCGATACAACCGTTGAATACGTTGAAAAAGAAGTCGTCAAATACCTAAAAGAAGATGGCTCTGTTGGTGAAAAGAAAGAACAGACTGATGTTCAAGCCGACATTGGACAACCAAAAGTATCAGTCAAAGTCAACAATCAGCCTTATCAGTTCTCGCTTTTGCAAGGAGAAACGCAGAAGTTTGAACAAGGGAAGATTGTCCTCTCTCAGAATAGCGAAATCAGTCTTAACTTAGATGTTCAACCACAGATTATTGACCGAACAAAATCAGGCGGTTTATGGTTTGGCGCAGGAAGTCGCGGTGCTAACGTGGCGTTAGAAGAATCTCGCATCTTAGCGCAAAAGTGGATAGGTAAAAAGGATTGGAACGCTAGTTGGCAAGCTGTTCAATGGTAATTAAGATTTATCGCTAATAATTTTAATAAGACTAGCAATTTTATGTTGTTGTTAAAATGTGTTTGCATTATTTCACGCCCTGCCGAAAGGTGGGGCTTTTTTATTTTGTCTACATTCAGTAACATTTGTGTTGACTAAAAGTAGCAATTGTGGTAATATATTCCCAAGAGGTGAAATTATGAAAAAACTATTGTTTTCCGTCACGAAGAAGGACTTTGAACTACAATTCTTCTGTGCTGGCGGTAAGGGTGGCCAAAATCAAAATAAAGTAGCTACTGCTTGCAGAATCATTCATGCCGCTTCTGGTGCTGTGGGCGAGAGCAGAACACATAGGACTCAACTCCAAAACAAGAAAGAAGCGTTTTCGCGGTTGCTGTCTTCAAAAGAATTTAAGTTATGGCATAAAATCCAATGTTCTCGCAGTCTTGGACTTTCACGTTTGCCGGAAGAAATCGTTGAAGAACAGATGCAAGATAAGTTTTTGAAAATCGAATATATATAAGGGGTGACATGTTTGGCAAACCAAGAGAAGCATTTGAACATTCGGATTGACGAAGATTTGAAGCAAAAGTTTATTGAAAAGTGCGAAAGTAGTTCGATTAGTTACAGTAAGTGGATGCGCAACAAGGTTAAGGAATTTGTGAAGGAGGAAGAAAATGGGTAAGCCATATCGCGATTTAACATATCCGCAAGTATGTCATATGGCATCACTAATGGAAGAAGAAAATCAAAAACTAAAACAAGAAATTGTTGAATTAAAAAAGGAAGTCAACTATCTAACCTGTTATAAAGATGCGGCCTTGCATTGGCAAAAGATGAAACACCGCGAATGTCTGAGTATGGCAGAAAAGAGAAGGGTAGAACATTCTGCTGATGCAAGACTAACTTCTGCTTTGCAAATATTGGTTGTTGGGGAATCGAAAGACTAAAGCCACTCGCCACAAACTCAGCATAGGGCGGTATTTGACTAAATTGTGTAGGGAGGAAGAGGGATGAAAGTGTTTATTGTGTTAGATGATGATGGTGGATTGGTTGACCTTTTTCAAACACTTGCAAGTGCTGAAAAGTGCAAATCAGAATATGTCTACGACTTTGGAGACAAGTTTTACATAGACGAGCGAACAGTAAATGAATAGACTAGTCGAATCGGCGAAAAGATGGGAGGAACGCAAATGCCAGACGCAACAAAAAGTAGGTTTAACCTGTTAACTCCTAACGGTAAAATACCTGCAAACACAATGTGTCCATTTTTTGCAAAATGCGCACGAAAAGACGAAAGGTGCTTTACTGTAAAACGTGTTGATTTCTCTTGTGCATTAGCGAGGGGATTCGATATGTTTCCAAACGAAGAGATGGGAGGATAGCAAATTGTTCAAAGTAATTGTTGCAGGTTCTCGCGGATTCAATGACTACGATTTATTAAAGGCAAAACTCGATATCATATTAAGTTCAATACAAGAGGATGAAATAGAAATTGTATCAGGTACGGCTTATGGTGCCGACCAACTAGGGGAATGTTACGCTGTTGAGAAGGGATTAAAGGTTAAGCGATTCCCTGCCGATTGGGATAAACACGGCAAACGAGCAGGATATTTGCGAAATGAAGAAATGGCTAAATATGCTGATGCTTTAGTTGCTTTTTGGGACGAACGCTCATCTGGGACAAAACACATGATCGACTTGGCGAGAAAACACAATCTGTTGGTAAGAGTAATTAAGTATGGGGAGGACAAATAAGTGCAAAATAATTTGCCGCGAAAAGTTAAAGCAAAAATTACTCGCGTTGTCGAAGAAGTTGCGTTGGTTGAGTTAGAGCGTGATGGTACTGTCAGGGAATTTATCGAAACTCACAGCGAATTAGGCACGGTTGACGTTCTTGAAGTCATTGACATAATTGACGTTATCACTGTTTGGGATTAAAAAAATACGGGGAGGAATAAAAAATGGTAATGGAATTAGTTAGAAATTATGATGAGGACGTAACGGAAGGCATAGCGATTCAAAAAGGCTATGGAGAAAACGCCGAATATGAGTTCCCCTGTCCGATATGCGGTGAAGAAGTAGACGTTGACGATTTTGGCCCTGCGTATCGTTGCTATACTTGCAAAAATGCGATTAGGTTTAGAGAAGAAAACATTAAAGTTGGTGAATAGGCAATGCCTAAACAGTATGCGCCCGCAAACAACTACGAGCAGAAGTTAAGTCGTGTCATGGAACGACTAGCGATTGAAAAATACAACTACAATTGGGACAGGTTTGGCGGTTGGGTTGAGTTTTACTACAACGGCGAAATGTACCGCTTTGAACACAGCATTGAGAAAGCTAAAGCAAGAGGAATCAAGTTATCATACGGCTCAGATGCATTTGCACAGGTTGTCTTGTCGTTAGAGGACTTAGCTAGAATGGTAGAGCGCGGAATTTACGAATTGTCAACGTGGGTATCTGGCATGAAGTATCTACCTCCTGCGATTGAAGTCCCTTCATTCTTTAAGTATTTGGGGTATCAAGAAATACCACATAGCGTTGACGATGTAAAAGAACGGTATCGGTCACTAGCAAAACAGATGCACCCTGACGTTGGCGGTAATCAAGAGGATTTTCAGAAGTTAAAAGAATCTGCTGAACAAGCATTTAGTTATCTTAGTAGGACTTGATAGGAGGATAAAATGTCTGATAAAAAAAGCGTGATGACGATTGAAGAAGTCAGAAACATTCTCAGCAAGCTTCCGTGGGGTTTGTCCGAACTCATCATAGCAGAGCGAAGAGGTTGCGACGAGGAATGCGAAGGTTACGGCGTTAAGTGCCATAATTGTTCTGGCGAAGAAAATCAATACATCGAAGACTAACGGGGAGGAAAACCAATGAAACAATTCATCGACCAATGTGTTTATTGCCATCACATGAGAAAATATGTTGCCGTTGAAACCTGTTTAGCCTGTCCTAGTTTCAAAGAAATGTCTTTTGGCATGGTTGATTGCGGTTATGGGGAGGAAACAAACAGATGTACGGTAAATGGGTAACTATATTTGGCGACGTTATGGTATTTGTCTTTTGCAATCCCGAAACAACTGAACAAGAACTTCAAGAATTAGCGATAAACAAATTAAGGAGATTGCTGAAATGCTAACCAAACAACAAGCCTACGAAGAAATGTTAAATGGCAACAAAGTGTCACATAAATATTTTGATGATTCGGAGTACATACATATCGTAAGCGGTAAAATGCTCACAGAAGACGGTTGCCGGTTTGAACAGGGTTGGGAAGATCGGAAAGAAGATTATTGGTTAAGCGGTTGGAGGATATTTAGGGAGTAGGAGGATATTTAAAATGCTAGACATTCGTCATGTTAAGTTTGAGAACTGTAAATTTGGTGGCGTTTATAAGAGACTACCTCGCCATTACAACGAATATCTGATTCAGATTCGCGTCAAACAAAAAGACAGCATCTTTAGCGACACACACGAAATTTATATTGACAGCAGCAACATTTACGACAAATTTATCGATATAAAAATTGGCAGAAAGGAAAGAAGTTATTTTGCACATGGCATGACCGATATTGACGTATACAAACAAGGGGGAAAATATATCATCAACTACAGTCCTACCGATTCAATGCACGCCTATTACATACTCAATCAAAAGAACTTTGACGAACTGATTGGCGCATTAGAGGATACTGTCGCCAAGGAGGAATAACTCAATGTCTGACCGCAAAGATGAAATAAACTGCGTTCTCAACCTGATTAACTCAATGTGTGAAACGGCAAATATTTCCCTAATACCGAAAGCGTGGAAGGGTACATGGATTGTCGCCGTTAAGGATGAAACTGATGGCAAGGAATATGCGATTGCGAGAAGTAAATAAGGGAGAGATAGATAGCATGAAATCAGTCTGCAATATCTGCCAATGTTCAAAATGCGCTAGGCGATTTTATATGTTATCCGAATGTAACCCCTGTGAAGACTGTGAAAATCATTTACACCCCGAACAGATGAATATTTGTACGGCGTTTACTACGGAAGAAGAGCCGTTTATTAATAAGGATAAGGAGGAATCATGAAAACAGACGTTTTCGGCAGACAATATGTTTGGATTGTTACAACAACAAATGAGTTTATGTCTATGGAGATAGATGTATACAATAGTTGCCACGAAACTCAATGGGAAGCAGAAGAACATGCGCTAAAGAATCTGTCTGACCGCAAATACAAAATTAGAAGAGATGTTGTGAGATAGGAGGAACCCCCATGAACTTAGCCGACAACCTTTATATCAGCCTAGTAGAACCGCAAAAATGGGACGATGGAACCAATAACTACATTCCCAAAAAGCAATATTGTTTCGCTTGTGCCGTTAAGAAAATCGTGAGTGGCGTTGCGATTGAGCCAGAGATTAGAGAAAAACCGGATAGGTACGAATATCGCACTAATAGACAGTGTTGCGAGTGCAATGCGTATATTTATTAGGGAGGATAGAGAATGAACAAAGGCATTTACTTTAACTGTTATCGCGAATATATGTCTTTAAACCTTATCAATGACTCAGACGAAAAGCACGATAGATTTGGAGCCGATTGGAACAATTGGAGTCACTATAAAATGTTGGACGAATTAATACGTTTTATGAGAAAAAGAAAATTCTCTATAAAGCACGACGCATCGGTACATAAGTGTATCAGAAAAGACCATTGGGTAGGCGTAAAAGGCGAATTGAGATTTGTTTTACACCGATACCCCAGAGGATTTAGTTTTAAATTTTATCAAGAAGTTGTAACAGTAAATCGGCATGGCGGTAGATATGACTTCGATAAATTCAAAAAGGCACCATATCTGATAAGACTTTCGTGGATTAACGAAACTAATAAGATGTCAGCGTTTTTGGAATCCCTAGGTATTGAGAACTGTACCGGCAAAACATATAGTTTGGCAGAAGATAAAATAAAAGCACATTTTGTTGATAGTTGGCATCATCCACAAAAAGATATGAACTTTGCATTGAAAGACCTAAATGGTACTACATGCGAAGGAACTTATAACAATACCGACAGAGACAAGAAGACTATTTACAACGGCGAAGTAAAGTATTTCAGAGATTATCGTGGTAGGTTGTGCCGAGGAATCGTTTATCACAATATTAATAATATGTGGTGGGTGATTCTTAATAAATTCAACTACACCAACGAAGCAGATTTTAGTTTGTTCGACCCTGCCGATGACGACTTTAAGATCAGGCGTAAGGTTCGCGATAAAAAACCTAAAGAATACATCGAAAAGGTTGAAAGTTTATCTAAGTTGAGCAATAAAGAATTATTGAGAGAACTAAAAAAAAGGAATAAACTAGCAATATGACCGAAGAATTGTCTTGTCAGAATGGACTCATGGCGAAATGGTTGTTGCTCCATTTTGGAATTGGAGGAAAGTAGAATGAAAAGTCCAATATACAGCATCCCGCTACAACCGTTTATTGTCAAAAAACAAGTCGATAAAGAATGTGTATTTGGCTACGAGTGCGAAATAATTCCTAATGCGCCGTGTTGTTATAAGTGCGAAAGATTGCAGGTTTGCAAAGGCGAGAACCTAGATATTTGCGACGACGAATTTATGTGTCCTGTTTGGGAGGAACACAACAAATGACTGAAATAAAATTCCGCTACGTCTTTCGTCACAAGAAAGATGGCGATGTGCAGACTGAGGTTTATACGTTAGACCAGATCGAGCAAGACACGTTCGGTCACAAATTGCATTATTGGCGACTTGACGGGTATAAACTGATTGCTAGGGACAGATGCGTTGATGTCAACGACTCAGCAAACAAGCCGATTTTTGAAAACGATATTCTTGATTCTCCTAGTTGGTGGTGGGGAACTCGTTTTGTTTATCGTCATCAAGGCAAAGCGGGGCCGTGCCAAGGTGATAGCGTTATTCAATTTATTCTTGCTTCGAACATAGACAATCCGCTTAAAGACGCAACGTATAATCTGTGGGATGGCAAAGACGTAAGTGTTATCGGAAATATTCATCAACACCCACACTTATTAGCAAAGGAGTAATCAAATGCAAATAGGTCAAACCGTTTATCTTAGACCAACAGGAAATACCTTGAGAAGTAGGGGTAGCGAAATCGAGGAACAAATAATAAAAACTGTCGGCAGAAAATACATTACGACTTGGGACGGTTATAACGAATATACAGAAAGGCAATTTCATATTGACACACTACGAGAGAAAACCGAGTATTGCGTTAATTGGGTTCTGTTTTTTAGCAAACAAGATATTCTCGACGAAGACGAAACTAACGCTTTACATGGCGAAATCAGACAGGCATTTAACGGTTATGGCAAGTCAATATTTTCTCTTGACCAACTCAGAAGAATTGCCGAGATTATTAGGGAGGACTCCAAATGAAATGGGAAGATATTGAGCGTCAATATTTCACAGAGGAAGAAATCAAAGAATCTCACAGAATTGTTGATTTGGTAGTTTCTGAAATCAGAAAACCTAAAGGCAGAAAGCGACTAGCACAACGGTTGCTGATGGAATCTTGTCGGTATGGTGTTGGCGATGAGTAGAATAGTTTGGCAAGAAGTAATTTATCGGTGTGATGGAGAGTTTTGCAACGACAGCGATAATGTTTATTGTCACATGGAAGAAAGAAATATTCAAAAAAAGCCGAGAATAGCAGATCGGCAAATTAAATTAGAAGGTTGGTTAATCAAACGTGACGGTACTTGCTATTGTCCTGATTGTGCTAAAAAACTAAGGAGTGCAAAAAGCAATGCCTAAAATAGCAGGAAAAATTGTTTGCCCTGGTTGTGCTGGTGCTAATGTAAAAGATTTAGGCGGGGTTCATTATGTAAAAACAGGCGAAGGGTTTGGGCATGAAAAAGTTCAAACAGGGCATCAATGTAAAGATTGCGGAAGAGTTTGGAATGAATAAGTCGGAACGAAATGAGGTTAATCCGCTATGTTAACCCAACAAGACAAAGAACTAATTGACAACTTCTTTGGCAATCTGACAATTGAGGAATTAAAAGACAAATTGCGTTTAGTAGGGGTTGATTTCGTTAAAGAGAAAACCAGTAAACAAGACAAAGAACAACTTGATAATTCATTCAAAGAACGTACCTACGAACAGTTAAGACAAGGCTTGACTGATAACGGAACATTGCTAGACGACATTTTGCCGTTTGGCGAACCTGTGAGGGTGGTTAGAGCGGAAGGCAATGTTGCTTCGCTTTCTACATATAGTCCGTCTGACAAAATCCACATATGTTCTGCGTGTAGACTAACCCAAGATACCTGCGGTCATGTTCCAGATAACACATATCTTTGTAAATATGGTCAAGTAGTGTTAAGAGGTGGAGAATAATGTTATCCTTGCAAGAAAAAGCATTAACAATTGAGCAATTCAGCGAGTTAATGAACTATGTCATTAAACATCACAGATTTGGCGTTCCGCGTGGCAAGTTTATTAAATACGTTAGACCGCATTTTGACTTACGAGATCAAAGAGTGTTTAGTATTACGTTTGACAATATGGGTAAGACTTTTGATTCCAGGGACAACGACAAGTCGATGTATGACAACATTATGAAGTGGTTAAAAGAGGGAGAGAAATGAGAAAAGGTTCAAACATACATGTGCGCCGATTGCTACAATTACTTGACTTGCTAGAAACTAGAAAAGACACAACAAAGAACGGGTTTAACAAAGAGAGTAATAGCCGTTGGCGAATGGGGATTAAGGCGTTTAGGATGGGGAAGAGTCTTATCAGTGATGGGGGTAAATAAAAATGTTAACAAGGGCTTCACTAATTCACGCATTGCAACTACATAGTTGCCCAATATTATACACAGTATGTATTCCGCAAAAAGTTCCTTATTCTACCGCTAATTTTACGGACGATATAACATTGGCAAATCCTCTTGTAAAAATTGAAACAATCGACGTTAGAGATGCAATTATATACGCCCTCAAAGACATAGACAACCAAATCGATGAAGCACAACGAATGGTAAGGAAGGCTCAGGACGAGTTAACTGAGTATAAAAAGGCACATGCTGAATTTGAATCGTTTAAAAGATTCCAAGCGGAACAAGGACACGCCCGGACTTATGGGAGGTAGAGAGAATAATGGCCAACAACTTTAGCAATGATAGAACAGGCACAGGCACACGCGAATGGTCTGAATACTCAATGAATATAGGATTAGGTTGTAGAAACAAATGCCGTTATTGCTATGCAACGATTCATGCCTTACGGTACAAACGCATTGCCAATAGGGACGAATGGGAGAATGAAACAGTAAGGGATAATGCTTTTCCTAATGGCATGGGTAAGCGAGTTGGCGTTATCATGTTCCCGACAATTCACGACATTACGCCAACATATCTTGAAAAGTCTATTGACGTACTTGTAAAAACATTGAAAAATGCCAACAATGTGCTAATCGTTTCAAAACCGAGAATCGATTGCATTGCACCGTTGCTAATTGCTCTCGAACCGTTCAAAGAACAAGTGCTGTTTAGGTTTACAATTGGAACATTAGACAACGAACTGTCTAAGTTTTGGGAACCCGGCGCACCGTTGCCAAACGAACGCATTGAATGTTTGAAGTTGACCTATGAGTCTGGATTCAAAACATCTGTCAGTATGGAACCAATGTTGTCCGGCAAAGAAGATGCTATTAAGACCTTTGAGGCAGTTGAGCCTTATGTTACAGACAAGATATGGCTAGGCAAAATGAATAAGATTAATCAACGTGTCTTGATGGACGACGAATCGGTTGCCGTTGCAGTACAAAAGATCAAAGACTTGCAATCGGACAGCGAAGTCGCAACCTTATACAATGCGTTGAAGGATAATCCTAAAGCAGAATGGAAGGACTCAGTTAAACAGGTTGTTGGTATTGTTCCGGCTTAACAGCCGGACTTTTTTTGTTTCTACCTAAAACTCCCTGTTTCAAAGCAGTTTACAATAATCACTTTTTGCGATACACTAAACACAAACATATGTTCTTCGGAGGGTGTAATGAGAAAGGTATTTGTGAAGGTAATTGCGGAGCATGAACCTGATGGACGTTGCAAACCGCTATCAATCGAATGGGAAGATGGACGTATTTTTGAGATTGACCGTGTTCTTGATGTTCGACAAGCGGCCTCGTTGAAGGCTGGCGGTCTAGGCATACGGTACAAATGTCGAATCTTAGGCAAGGAAACGTTTATTTGGGACGAAGAAGGACGTTGGTTTGTAGAAGGGAAGTATTAAATTTATCTTGATGTTTTGCGTTCGTTTAGCAGGAATTGGCTGGAAATAATAGTATATTATCGTTGGGTGATAATATGCTGAAAAATAAATTAAAATCATGGCGACATAGGCTGGAAATGAATCAGACTGAGTTCGCCCAACACCTTGGCTACACAATCGGGCAGTACAATCTGTGGGAAAATCAAAAACGCCAGCCTGACCTAGAAAACGCTTGGCAGATAGCCAGAAAATTAAACTGCACTATCAATGACCTGTTTGAAGAAGTTTGAACAGGTCATTTTTTTATTCCGCAAATAATTTCATCGCGGACTAGCAACTTTTTGACGGTGACGCATATAAATAAAATAAAAACAACAGTGGGGTGAATATGGCATCCCATATAGCAAAGGAGGGCTTGAAGTGTTAGAGATTCCTGTTGCGGCGAAGATTATTCCGTTGGCTCTAGCTGGCATGATTGCTTTATCGCCATTGCCAAAACCTGATGCATTATTAGAAATGGCTAAAACCACAAAGATTTACAAAGAGCATGTGACAACTGATAACGGCTATACAGAAACTATCACTATTACCGAGCGTGATTCTAACGAGAAGAAGGGTATAGTGTCAAAAGCGGGTTCTGAAATATGGCAAGTAGGCAAGGGTGTTTGCAAGAAAGTCTACTGGTGGATTAAAAAGTAATGGGCATGTTGGCGAAGTGGTTAGCCAAGCGAAGAGGAACAGAATTGCCTTTCGTTGTTGCCGATACGGTAAAAATACTGTGGCCTGATGAAACGCCGACACTAATCAGGCAGAGCAAGACAGACACGGGTTATGAGTTTGTATATGTCATGCCACGGAATCTGAGTTTTGATGATTTCATGCGCAAAGAGGGAAATTTCAGAGCGGCGACAGGTTGTAAAATTGCCTTTGATATTAACGGCAAGGCGTTAACAATGCAAGTGTTTGAATCCGAATTGCCTAAAGAAATAGACTACAAATGGAATCCATCTGACTATCAAAAGATGCACCTTCCTATACCGCTTGGAATCAGCTTAGACGGTGTGTATGTAGTTGATTTGGCAGAACTACCCCATATGTTTTTATCCGGCCCTACAGGAACAGGAAAGTCAATGATAACTAGAAGCATAGCAACTAGCCTGCAACTTGGAAGTTCTGAAAAAATGTTTATGGTTGTCGTTGACTATGGAGAGGTTGACTATCTTTGGCTGGAAAATCACGCTTTGCTTGTGACTGACCAAGAAAAGGCTTTGCAGGTATTTCAGCTATTGAACAAGGAGATGGACAGACGAAAGAAGCTGCTCGTTAAATATCGAGTAGAAAAGGTCACTAAGCTGCCGGAGCCTATACCGTTTATTGTTGTGCTGATCGATGAATTTGTGGAGATAAAAGACGATGAGAAAAGCATTAAGCTAGTTGACCGGCTATGCAGGGTTGGCAGAAAAACAGGCATACATATTGTAGCTGCTACACAGAGATTGTCGCATACGGCTGTCAAGGGCGCAGGCGATATTAAACACAACTTCCCTGCTAGACTGTCCTTTCGCTGTGATGCGGTCAATTCCAGGATGATTTTAGGTGATGATTGCGACATGGCTAGTAAACTGCCGAACGTCAAAGGAAGGGCAATATTCCGCAATGGTGAACCGATTGAGTTGCAGACATTCCGAATCGACCCTCAACTAGCCGGTAAATTGGTCAATCAACTTCCTTATCAGCAGGAGGTTTTCAACGTTGAACAATCACCAATTATGTTACCGCCGAGATAGTGATGTAATTTTGTCGCTTAAAGAAATGGGAGCATTAGACCTTTATCAGATCAAACATCTGTATTTCCCAAGCATCAGAACGGCGCGAAGACGCATGGAGATTTTGGCTAAAAAGAAAGGTGTTAATCGTGTTCGTCCGTCTATTGACTTGCCTTATCATTATTGGGTAGGCCGAAAGCCTGGACAGTTAGAGCATAGAATAGGCACTAATTACGCCAGACTGTATTTAGATGAAGGTCTAAAATCGTGGGAAACAAAGCATTCTTGGGAATACGAACCACAATATTATGACATTCTCAGGCCGGACGGATTCATGGCAATTAAGAATACCACTACAAATAAGCTGAAATGCCTGTTTGTTGAGTTTGACCGATGCTTTGATCCTTTTGATAAGGTGCAGAAATACAACGAACTGTACGCCAATGGTGGCTTTGTTGGCGCATGGTGGGCTAAACTGGTTGACAGATTTCCTGCTATATTGGTCGTTAGTGAAGATGTTGGCAGAGCGCAGAAGCAATTAAAAAACAACAAACACAACCTAGAATTCAGATTCGTTGATTATCGACAAATAAGGGGGCAATTCTCTTGTTAGGCAAAATGCTGTGGGAAGTGTTCGGCCCCGGTGGTCAAGGGTTCGCGATCACAATAGTTGTCGTGCTGAACTTTGGCGTATGGATATACTCAGAGATCATCATGGCAAGCGGTGGCGAAACAAGAAGCATTGAGAAGCTAAAGAAATTCTCAGTAGTGAGCATCGTTCTGACAAGCGCAATGTACATAGTCAACGGGATTTTTAGCAAAATGGCAGGGGGATAGTATCAGTGTTGCCACTTCCC